AGCTGCGGAACAAGGTTAGCGGCAGCATGGGCGGAATGAATGTCGCCCAGTCCGACAGCGTGAAGAATGTCCGCGAAATGTACAAGGAAACCACGGACGAAATCAAACGCATCGAGAAGCAAAGCCAGGCGGCGCGCCTGCCCGTGGTGCAGCCGGCTACCACGTTGACGCCAACCAGTCCCGGCATCTCGAACCCGCCGCTCGCGCCGCTGCCAGTATCTCAGCCGGCCTTGCCGAACGGCGGGGTGTCGGGAGGCCAAGGAGATCCAGACGCGCCGGCCTACAAGGGCGACGCTTTTACGGATTCGAATGGGCCGTTCTTGCCGGGAGTGGGAACGACCGGCTTCTAGGGGTAGGCCGGTATGCCAGCAAACCTGAACCCGGTTTGGGACTTTCAAGGGCCGTTCGGATCAGCCTTTGGCGCACCGGTTGGGGTTCCGCTGGAATGGCTAATTCACAGCATTAGTATCCAGCGAATGCCGCAAGGATTGGCTGGCGAAGATGACGCGGGCGGAAGGATATCCGCAGCCGATGGCGCCTTCCAGGTGATGGCCAGCAATGTGCCTTGCCTGGTGGTCGATGTGACGACGGCCGAGGGGGGGCCTGAAGAGGACTCGATAAGGCTGGTGTACGAGCGACGGTACGAAATCTACACAGCAACGGACCTGACGACGAATGGACTTTGCAGAACGGGGGACCTGGTAGTTTACGGCAATCGAAACCTGAATGTTACTTCGCTCGAAAATGTGAAAGAGCAATTTGTGCTCTGGAAGATTCACGCAACCGAGCACGCAGTTAAATGAGGAATCGCCCATGTTGCAAGCAATCGACCTACAACGCGACCCCACCGGCGCCCTGGAGCATGGCCGTTGGCTCTGCACCTGGCACCTGAAGAAGTACCACAAGCTGGATATCGACCAGATTGCCCCTGACACCGTCCCCGACGAGGAGATGGTTGTTCGCAAGAATCTGCTCATGTACGGCGGTGTGTCCTGCCTGTGGGAATGCCTGATCGGCAACGGCACAACCACGGCCGGGCAGAACCTTACCTACTTCAACAATGGCAATGCCGCCGTTGGAGTGGGTGACAGCTCGACCGCCGCCGCTGCCACGCAGACCGACCTGCAATCGGCCAGCAACAAGACGCGCGTCGGCATGAACGCCAGCTACCCGCAGCATACCGACGGCGTGACTTCTTCGGCCAACACCATCACGTTCCAGTCAAGTTTCGGTTCGGGCACGGCTAACTATGCCTGGAACGAAGTGGCCGTTTTCAACAGCACGACGGCCGCAACGGGCCGCATGCTCAACCGCCTCGTGCAGTCGTTCGGCAGCAAAAATTCTGGTACATGGGCAATGACCGTGCAGGTGACCATCAGCTGAGGGTTGTCTACAACTCACAATCAGTGCCCCCTGACCGTCGCCGCGTGTCCCGCGTTTCCTGCCCCCGTAGGGACGCGGGACTTTTTCTTGAGAGTCGCCGATGCCGAATGTTGTAGCAAAGATGGTTGACAGGTTCGAATTGATGACCGATCCGGGCTGCTTTATGTGGACTGGACGTGAATCTCCTCATGCGCCACCGACCATGATGTTTTTTGTGTGTCCGTGCGGCTGCAAGTCGGTCTGCGGGGTTGCTGTTGGCGGCGATCCCTCCAAACATCCTGTTTGGGGATGGAATGGCGATTTGGAGAAACCAACAGCAACGCCAAGCATTCGCGTATTGGATGGTTGTCAGTAGCACGGTTTCTTAACAGCTGGAGTTTTCGTGACTTGCTGATAGTGAGTGATCGCCAATGCCGCAAGCCAGTGATTTCGGGATCGGTGTAGACAGCGGCCAGCCGCAGTATCAGATCAACGATAATGCGACCGGCACCGATTCCGCATTCGCGCCAACGGCGAACGACCAGGGGTTTTCGGTAGACCTCGTCAGCAGCTTCACTTGCTCTTACGCGGACTTCGGTTTCGGCTTGGACTTGCCCGGACCGAACCCGACGGCAGCCGATGCCGGCACAGGCATGGACTTGGTTTCCTTCTTCGCGCCCATCTACGCCGATTCCGGCACGGGCACGGACTCTTCACCCAATACCGGCGTTGCTTCGGCGCCGTACGCCAGCGATTCCGGCACGGGCACGGACAGCAACTTCGTCGGTTTCACGGGCCGCGAGTTTGGCACTGGCGCCGATACGCTCAATTGGTTTCCAACCTGGAACGCAAGCGATGCCGGCGCTGGCGTTGATCTGCTAACCCTCAGTGTCACGGTGGCCACGGCCAACGATTCCGGCACCGGCGCCGATTCGCTCACCCTGGCATCGGCCCTAGTGGTTTCTGAATCTGGAACCGGCGCAGACTCTCTGGCCGGCACATTTACGTTCACGGCTTCGGAATTCGGGGTTGCTGCCGACTCACCCTCGCGGCAGCCTTCCGCTGGCCCGCAGACTGATACCGGGACTGGCGTTGATAGCGCCAGTCTGTCGGTAACGTTCGCCACGCTGCCCGACAGTGGCACAGGTACGGACGGACTGGCGTTACTCAACTCGGCCAGTCTGTCCGACTCTGGTACTGGCTCAGACAGCCTGGCTATCACCGTGACATTCACCGTTCCCGACGCCGGCACCGGTTTTGACATTCTCGGCTGGCAGCCATCGGCCGGGCCGCAGGGCGATTCGGCTCGTGGCGCCGATTCGGCTGCCATTTCGGCAACCTACGGGCCGATTGCCGATTCTGCCACCGGCGCCGACTCGCTCAGTCTGGCGGCGAACTTCACAGTGTCTGACAACGGGACCGGCGCCGATTCGCCATCGGCCGCGAACGCACTTTCGGGATTTGATTTTGGCTTTGGCTCGGACTCTGGCTCGCCTGCGCCAGCCTTGTCGGCTGCGGATCTTGGCGCTGGCTTCGACAAAGGCACGGCTCTGCCACCGAGGTAATCGCCCATGTTGAGATTTTTCGCCCAAGAAATTCATTCGCAACGTGCTCGCCATTGGCGTCTGGGCCGATGCTTCGCGAACGATACCCAGCTCAATGCCGGTGCCGGTGGCGACTTGATCGTTACGGTTGATCTGACTGCCGGCTCGTTCTCTTATCCAAACAACGCCAAGCTCCCCGCGAGCTGTATCTACGTTGGACCGAATACCGGTTCGGCACCAACGCCACTGTCAAATGCCAATCCGCTGCCCTGCGCCATCGTCAGCGCTCTTCCTGCCGGGTCTAGTGTTATCGGCGCCGTAACGCAGTCGGGCGGACCGTGGACCATCAACGTCACCCAGATCGGCGGCTCGGCTCTGGCAATTGGCCAAGCAGCAATGGCTGCTTCCATTCCGGTTGTGATTGCCAGCAACCAATCGGCACTGCCGGTGTCGCAATCGGGAACCTGGAGCGTCGGCCTGAGCGCCGGCAGCAATACCATCGGCGCCGTAACGCAAGCTTCTGGCCCGTGGACAATCAACGTTACGCAGATTGGCGGCTCAGCCCTGAGTCTCGGGCAGAAGGCAATGGCCAGCTCTCTGCCTGTAACCATCGCCAGCGACCAGCCGGCATTTCCGGTAACACAGTCCGGAACGTGGACGGTAGGTCTTAGCACCGGCAGCAGCCTCATCGGCCACGTAGACGGTTCGGTAGCTTCCGGCGCCGCAAACGCCAACAATCCGGTGAAGACGGGCGGCGTGTTCAACTCGACTCAGCCAACGGTAACAACTGGGCAAGTCGTTGACGCTCAATATAGCGCGCGCGGCGCCGCTTTGGTCGCGACGGGCGTAGACGTTTTCAACGTCACCGTCAACACGGCTCTACCAACCGGCTCAAACACCATCGGCGCCGTCCAGCAGGCCGGGACCTGGACAATCGCGACTAATGCGGATTCTTCCGTGGGTGCCGGTGCGGCGCCGTCGAAATCGCTTCTTGTGGCCGGTATCTTCAACTCAACGCTGCCGACTCTCTCATCCGGCCAGGTAGCTGGCCTTCAGGTCGATGCCAGCGGGCGCCTGCTGGTTAACGTGGCCGTGAATAGCGGGGGCGGCGGCAGTGGCGGAACGTCGGCCACAGACGAGGCCAGTTTCACGGCCGGCACCACGGCGGGAACACCGGTTGAAGGTGTGTTCAACGATGGCCTCGCCGCTGTCAGTAGCGGGCAAATCGCCGTTGGACGAATCACGTCCAATCGCGGCCTACACGTCAATCTGCGGAACAACAGCGGTACTGAGATTGGCACGGCCGCGACCGCAGTCCGTATCGACCCTGTGGGCACAACGGCACAGCCAGTAACCCAGTCTGCCGGGCCGTGGACGGTTAACGGACCGGTGGCGTCCGGCGCTACGAATGCCAACAATCCGGTGAAGACTGGCGGTGTATTCAATACGACGCAACCGACCGTTACCAATGGCCAAATTGTCGATTCCCAGTACACCGCTCACGGGGCCGCCATCGTCGCGACCGGAACAGATACGTTCAACGTCACCGTGAACACAGCCTTGCCGACTGGTTCGAACGTCATTGGCGCCGTGACGCAAAGCGGAACCTGGAATGTCACTGTCAACGCCGCGCTGCCGACCGGTAGCAACGTTATCGGTGCGGTGACGCAATCCGGCACCTGGAACGTTACCGTCAACACGGCCTTACCCGCCGGCACCAATAATATCGGCCTGGTGACAGCGGTCGGCGCCGCAGCTTCTGGCTCGGCCAAGTCCGGCAACCCGGTGCAGATTGGCGGCGTGTTCAATAGCACCCAGCCGACGGTAACAACCGGCCAGATGGTTGAGGGCCAGTACACAGCCCGGGGCGCCGCCATTGTGGCCACCGGCGTAGATACGTTCAACGTCACAGTGAACGCTGCGCTGCCGGCAGGCGGCAATACCATCGGCGCGGTGAATCAGGCGGGCACGTGGAACGTCGGGCTCAGCGCTGGCAGCAATCTCATCGGCCATGTGGATGGATCAGTAGCGTCGGGCTCGGCAAATGCTAACAATCCTGTGAAAGTCGGCGGGGTATTTAACAGCACGCAGCCGACTGTCACCAACGGTCAGATTGTCGATGGCCAGTATTCGGCTCGGGGGGCGGCCATCGTCGCCACGGGCGTTGACGCTTTCAACGTTACGGTGACTACCGCTCTGCCTGCCGGCGGTAATACTATCGGCGCCGTGAACCAAGCCGGCAGCTGGAACGTCGGCCAGTCCGGCACCTGGAACGTCGGCCTCAGCGCCGGTTCGAATCTCATAGGCCACGTCGATGGCCCGGTTGCTTCTGGCGGCACGAATGCCAATAACCCGGTAAAGGTGGGCGGTGTATTCAACAGCACCCAGCCAACGGTGACGACGGGGCAGGTGGTTGACGGACAGTACACTGCTCGGGGCGCCGCCATTGTCGCGACGGGCGTGGACACCTTCAACGTTGCGGTAAACGCGGCGCTGCCGACTGGCTCAAATGTGATCGGCGCGGTAACGCAAAGCGGAACCTGGAACGTCGGCCAGTCTGGTACGTGGACCGTCGGCCTCAGCGCCGGCACGAACCTCATAGGCCACGTCGATGGCCCGGTAGCGTCGGGTGCAGCAAATGCAAACAACCCCGTCAAGGTCGGCGGCGTCTTTAATAGCACCCAGCCAACTGTCACGAACGGCCAAGTGGTTGATGCCCAATGCACGGCACGCGGCGCCCAGATTGTGGCCACCGGGGCGGACACTTTTAACGTCACCGTGAATGCGGCCCTTCCAGCCGGTTCGAATGTTATCGGCGCTGTGACGCAAAGCGGAACCTGGACGGTCGCAACGAACGCAGATGCCGCAGTTGGTGCCGGTTCGGCGCCATCCAAGGCGCTGCTGATTGCCGGGGTATTTAACAGCTCGGCGCCATCCCTGTCCAACGGCCAAACAGCGGCCGTACAGTTTGATTCTTCCGGAAACTTGAAGGTGAACATTGCCGCTGGCTCGAATGTCGGCGGCACGTCCGCCGCAGACGGCGCGGCGTTCACGGCGGGAACAACGGCCGGAACTTCGGTGCAGGGCGTATTCAACGACGGCCTTTCTGCCGTCTCTAGCGGCACGGTTGATACGGCACGCATCACCAACAACCGCGCTCTGCACGTCAACATTCGCAATCAGGCTGGCACCGAGCTGGCCACGCAAGCGGCACCGCTGCGGATCGACCCCGTCGGCACCACGACACAGCCGGTAACGGTTGCCGATCGAACGCAGCTCACCCAGTCGCTGGTGATGAGTAGCACCACGAATGCGGTCTCTCTGGCAACGCCGGGCACCAGCACGGTAAGTGTTCAGATCACCGGTTCCTGGACAGGAACCATTATCTTCGAAGGCACTAATGACGGCACCAACTGGTTTTCTCTTCAGGCACTGACGCCAACTACGGGCGTGCTGTCCAGCACAATAACGGCCAATGGCAACTGGTACATCAGCAGTGCCGGCCTTGCCCAGGTACGCACGCGCTGCTCTGTAACTGGCACCGGAACCGCTACGGTTACAATCAACGCCAGTATCGGCGATGGCAACGTATTGGTTGCGCCGCTACCAACCGGCTCCAACGTCATTGGCGCAGTTACGCAGAGCGGCGGCCCGTGGTCGGTCTCGTTCACGAGTGCTGTCACCCCAAACGACCGCACTAACCTTACTCAATCACTTAGTCTGGCGGCCACAACGAACAATGTGGCACTCACGGCCCCCGGTACGGGCACGGCAACCGTTCAGATTACCGGTTCCTGGAGCGGGACGCTCATCTTTGAAGCAACCACGGACGGAAGCAACTGGTTTACCATCAGTGGCGTTGTTCCCGGCACCGGGGCGCTTGCTACAACAACCACAGCGAACGGTAGTTGGATTGTGCCCTGTGCAGGATACGCACAAATTCGCGTTCGCTGCTCGGTGGTTGGTTCCAGCACGGCAACCGTCAGCATCGAGGCTTCGGCCGGATGCCAGGCTGTGAGTCTCGCCAATCCGGCGCCGACTTTGGCCGACGCGGCGGTTGGAGTTGGCACGGCGCCCACCAAGTGCCATGTGAGTGGCGCCCAATTCAATTCGACTCCGCCGGCTCCTGCAAATCAGCAGACAGTTTCTCTGCAATGCAGTTCTTCTGGAGCCCTGTTCGTTTCGACTGAGGGCACGAAGCAAAGCTACTCGGCTTGCTCGGGGATATTCACGCCCGCTTCGCTGGCGACAGATTTCGCGACACTGGCCGGGGCTTCTGGCAAGACAACCAAAGTATGGCGCATCAAGCTACAGTTTGTGACTACGACAGCCAATCCAGGCGCCGTCCAGGTGGCTTTGCTTTTGCGGACTAGTGTCAATTCGGGTGGCACCAGTACGGTCGGCAATGGCGCCGGACGAAATAACACGAACAATAGCTTGCCGGGGGCTACGCCAGCTTTCTATACCGCCAATCCCACGGGGCTGGGTTCTGCGGCTACGTTTTTCTCGGATGTGTACGTGCCGATCATGGTAACGAACACGGGCAACCCGACCTTGCAACAATACGTCTGGGACTACACGAGAAACGGATTGCAGCCGCCGACGTTGCAAGGTGTTTCTAATTTGCTGTGCCTCAGCCTTCTTGGGGTGTCGTTGCCAGCGTCGTCCTTTGCACTAGTCGAGTTCGAATGGACGGAGGAATGACATGGGCGGCGCGTGGCTGCTCTTCCAGATGAACTTGCAGAGCGGCGGCAACATCACGCTTGTTTCGGCCAGTGATGCCGGTACTGGCGTCGATTCCAGTTCCGCCGCAATCTTACACTGGATTCCGGTTGTCCTGGAGGAACTAGAGCCGGTGGCCGCAGTGGTTCCCGATCCGTAGGTGGTAAGCAATGGCGTTTAACGCAGGTATGATTTGGGATGTACGAAGCGGGGGCTCCGATTCCAACAGCGGCGGCTTCGACCCGACTGTTGCCGCCCCCGGCACGGATTTTTCCCAGCAGAACGCGGCCCAGATCGCGTACACCGATCTGGTCATCGATGGCACGACAAACACCAAGATTACTTCGGCCGCGCATCCATTTGATTCGACTTCGCCAGGCAATACGATCAACATCACAGGTGGCACTGGCTTCACCGTGCAGACTGTGGAAATTCTTTCGGTATCCGGCAACGTCGCGACTTGTGACAAGGCTGTGGGTACGACAGGCAGCACAGGCGGCACGGGGAACTTGGGGGGCGCCAAGGCAACGCTCGGCTCGGCCGCAAAGCTCACCGTAGGCGGCAATGTGATTTTCCTGCTCGGGCCGGCTACCTATTCCTTTACCGTTACGACGCGCAACGCCAACGGCGGTCCGATCAACATTCCCGCAACGCCGGGCGGGACCAATCTCAAGCCGACGCGGTTGGTTGGCTGGGTGACAAATCGAACAGTCGGCAATCTGGACCCGATCGGCTCTCTGCCGGTTATTCAGGCGGCCTCTGGCATCGCTACCGGCACCTATGTCTATTTCAACGACCAGTACGTACATACCAGAAACATCGTCGCGAAGAATCCGAACAACAGCGCAGCCGGCTACAACGCCTTCCAGTTAGACAATGGCCTCGGTTTGTGCGAGCGGTGTACGGCGGATAATTTCGCCAATGGCATCTGGAGTTCCTTTGGCGTCAACGATGTGATTGATTGCCGGGCCACCAATTGCACCGAAGGCATTCTCGGGTCCGGCAGCGGCGGCTGCATTCAGTTCTGCACGGCCACCGGATGTACCGATCACGCCTATCAGATATCCGGCAATTCCAATGTCACGTGCTGCATTGCCTACTCGAATCCGGGGTATGGGTTCTATAGCACTGGCTCGGCGTTCTTCAATAATTGCACGTCGCGCGACAATACGACCCTGAAGGGCTACGGTTTCTACATGGCTGATGGGTGCGTACTGGTTAACTGCCTGGCGTGGAACAACGCTCAAAACGACTACGACAACAACATCGCCTCATGGCGGGCGCGCCTCTTCAATTGTGCTGGCGTCACCAAGGGCTCGAACTGGTCGAGTCAGAACACGTTCGGCTTTATCACCCTCTCGGCTGATCCGAACACCAACGCCGCCGGGGGAGACTTCGGTCTCAATAATGCGGTCGGCGGCGGCGCCCTCTGTCGTGGTGCCGGCTATCCGGCATCTTACTTTGGTTTGTCTACAACCAGCAGCTATTTCGATATCGGCGCGGCGCAGCATCCCGATCCGCCTTCGGGCGCCGTGGTCATTCATCGTGCTGTGGTTGTCCGCTAACTAAGGAGATTTTACCGTGCGTGGTGTCTACACAGCCAATTTCCAGACGGTTTCCCTGAGTGCGGGGCCGCAAACGCTTCTTCAGCTAACCGCCCCGCCCGGGGCCTGTATCGAGATTCTGGAGGCATTTGTCACCGATCTGAACAATGCCAATAACCAACAGCTCGAAATCTTCTTGCAGCGTGCCTCAGCGGCGGGGGGTTCGCCCACCGTCCTGACGCCAAGCAAACACGAGCCGGGCGATCAGGCTTCTGCGTCCACGGTTGGCGCCGTGCCCACGAGCGAGCCGACGTACACGGCAAACACCAAGCTTGGCATGCAGGGCGTGCCATCGGTGGGGGGTTATCAGTTTGCGCCCATTCCTGAGAAGCGCCCCATCGTCCCGCCATCGGGAATTATTGGCCTGAAGATCAACACGCCGAGCTTTGCGGCTACGATCTTCGACGTGGAACTTACCTACCGCGAGATTGGCTGATGAGTAGCTACAGCCCAACATCCTACCACACACTTGGCCGAGTCTTCCCGCGCGGGCGCCTGCGCGCCCCGTTTGCAATCAAGCTGAAACAGAGGATACCGCTAGCGCTTATCGGAACTATTCCCATCGCTGTTGCAGGGGCAGATTCCGGCGCCGGTTCAGACTTGGGGGTCGCGGCGGCCCTCAATTTCGGTGCGCCGCTGGCATTCGGCGCCGGCTCTATCAGCGGACCCATTGCCATCCAAGTCAACGAACAAAGCTAGGAGCATGGCCATGCCTGTGGTTCCCTTCGATCCTGTGCAGCGCATCCGTCTGACCCAAGGCGACCAGTTGCCATTCATTCAGGCGACCCTGGAAGATGGCAACGGCAATCCGATCGATTTGACCGTGGCTACCGTGCGCTTCCACATGGTGACGTATGCACCGCCAAACACGGTAGTCGTCGATGGCCCGGCGACCGTACTGCAAAGCGGCACTATTAACAAGGGCGTCGCTCAATACAACTGGCAACCCACCGACACTCAGACACCGGGGTTGTATTCCGGCTACTTCGTCATTACCCAAGGAAGCTTTGTGCAGCACTATCCGCCCGATAACCAAAGCTTTTTGATTCAAATCTTCCCGAAACTATAAGCGTAGACAGGCGGCAGAGAATTTTGCTAAACTCTGTTTACATCCGGGGATGCACACGTGACAAAATGGCAATGGTCATCGCTGGCAGTAATCCTGACCTGCCTGCTCGTCATGGGCGCTTGGGATATCGTGGCTATCGGCTGCTCGGGCCGGAAAAGCTCCATTTCATATCTGGTGACGATGGGTACGTACCATTGTCCCCTCATTCCGCTTCTGATCGGGCTTCTGGCCGGCCATCTCTTTTGGCCGCAAACTTCTTACCCAGAGGACGTAATCCTTGAAAAGCGCACGGAAATAACGATGGACACGCAGGGCAACGTGTTGTCAACGAAGACTTACTACATCGAGAACCGATAGGGGGACGGCGATGGCGAAAGATGCGTTCCGGTGCGGGCATCCGAAGAGCTTGGAAAACACGGTGGTCAAGGATGGACGGGCGCGCTGCAAAATATGTATTAGGGAATCTGGCCGGCGCTACAACAAAAGCCCCGAGGGAAAGGCCAACAGTGGACGTTATCGCAAGTCGGAAAAGGGCAGAAAGTCTTCGATGGTCCGGCGAAGACGAATCGATGACAAAATCAGGAACGATCCGGTAAGAAGAGAGAGAGTCAGGAAAGCGAACCGGGAGTCGCACCGTCGAGTATACGAGGCCAAAAAAGAATGTCGCGACCCGCGCAACATGAAGGGGCACAAAGTCGATGCCAAGAAGGCGGCCATTCTCTCGGATATACAGTATCCGTTCGAGGATGCCAACGCCCTAGAATTGGCACTTCGCTTCGTCGAGAAATGGAAGCCAGATTGCATTATCCTGGATGGCGACATAGCCGATTGTTACGCTTCTTCGAATTTTGATCGCGATCCACTGAAGACTGATACCGTGCTGGAGGAATTGCACAAGTCCGAACAGCTCATGATCCGGCTGAAGAAGATTCCGAAAAAAATCTGGCTCGGTGGCAACCACGAAGACCGCTGGCGCCGTCGTCTCTGGCAAGAAGCACGCTCAGCCGGCGGGTTGTCGCCCATCTTGCAGGCTCTCATGCACGGCATTGGGGTTGATGGCGCCGATCCGGACGAATCGTTTCGGGCCGCGTTTCGCACCCGTGAGCATGGTTTTGAATATTGGCCCTATAGCCATTTCGTTGAGTTGGCGCAGGGCAATCTGCTTGTAACGCATGGATTTTCGGTGTCGATGCACTCGGGCTACTCGGCCAAGCGGCATTACGATAGGCTCGGCAAGAGTGTAATTATCGGCCACACGCACCGGCAGGGAAGTTACCTAGTAAGCCACCTTTGGGAACCGCGCGGGGCGTGGGAAAACGGCTGTCTGTGCCGTCTGGACCCGGAATACGTACAGTTTCCTAATTGGCAACAGGGGTTTTCGATAGTTACCATCACGGAAGATCGGTTCCACGTTGACCAGATTCCGATTTTGCCGGACTATCGCATCGAGTTTGGCGGCAAGACGTACAAGTTGTGAGGCAGTCGCGTGGGCCTGCAATGGTATGGTGTGGATATCGTGGACCGAACCAACGGCATGGCCCTGCAAGGCTGTCTCGCTGGCGCGATACATTTGCGCGATGCCATCCAGGTGAAAATCGCGATCATTGGGCCGCCGCGTTCGCAGCCGGGCGAAGCACCGCACGTTGATACTGGGGCATTGCGGGGCAGTATCGAGATCATACCGATACCAGCAGGCCAGAAAGGCTACTCGGTGGGAAGCGGGCTCGATTACGCGGTCTACCTTGAGCTTGGGACGCGCAAAATGGACCCGCGCCCCTTCATGACAGTGACAGCCCTGGAAGAGATGGATGCCACCGCGCAGATGGTTGCCGCCGGGGCCAGAAGCGGCGGGACGGCGCGACTATCAGAACCGACAGAACATCATGGCGAGGCAGCGCCACGGACATCTATCAATGCCGGCGGGGCTGGTGGTAGAATAGGTGGGAAGAAGAAAAGCAAGGTTGTCGCATTTTTGGAGCGCGCGGTAAGGATTGCAACGAGCCTGTTCCGTAATGGCGGCCAGATGGCTCGCTGAGGATTGTCAACATGCCGATGCCGCAGATTGCTGGAACGAATGGGGGGATACTCGGCACTATCCGCGCGCGCTTGCTCAAAGACCCCAATGTTGGCACGGCGTGCGGACGGAATCGGATTAGGCCCTACCGAGTGCCGGGAATCGACTCGTCGAGCGGACCGGACAACGCGGCGGGGGACGATATGTATCCGCTGATTATCCTGTCCAAGGTTGGTGGTCGAGCGATGCAGGAGTCGGACGGGGCGAACTTCGATGATTTGATTGTGCAGGTGTCGGTGTACGGGGAGGGGGAAGATCCGACTGAGTTTTTCGCCGAGCAAGTCGATGGTCTGCTGAATCGCAAGAAGGTGGATAACCGGCAGAATGTCCCCGTCTACTTGCAGCGCGTTTCGGCGATCGCGCTCATGCCCGATCCGGACCGTAGTACGCTCAGTCGGGATGTCTACCACTGCCCCTTACGCTACCGAGCCATGAGTGGCACCTTGAACACAAACAACGTGTTGCCTTATCCTTGAGGGGGCATGGGGATGAAAAAGTGCAGCAAGTGCGGGGTGGAGAAGGAAGGGGAAGAATTCGGTTTCCAAGGCAAAGGCAGGAGGCTGAGGGCTCAGTGTAGGACCTGTCACTCCATAACCAATCGTGAGTGGCACAGGAGAAATCATCCGGAGACCAGCCCAAAACAACCTGCACAAAGGTTTGTGTGCCGCAAATGCGGGCAGCAGACAAAGCGTGGCGGTGGAAGGACTCCAACAAATACTGGTTTGTGCCTGGCTTGTTGGGAGCACGAAAGATGCCCGCTCGGAAATGGCAAATGTCAGAAGTGCGGCTCCAACGAGGTTTATCGGAGGGCGCTCTGCTTGGATTGTTGTCTTCCAGTTTTGTGCAACGATTTGAAAACGAGACGCCAGCGTTTTCGGGAGGCGGGGCTTTGCAAAAACTGCGGTTCGGAACTGGACGTTCCCGGTCGAAAGGCGTGTTCAGGATGCCTGGATAAATTCAGAAGTGCGGGCAAGCGCGCTCATCTGGCTCTAAAGAGGCGATGCTTTGAGTTGTTAGGGGGTTGTTTTTGTCGCTGTTGCGGAGAAGACGAAATCGATTTTCTCAGCGTTGATCATGTCAACAACGACGGTGGTAAGCACCGGAGAGAGCACGGCTGGCGGGCCGGGGGCATGCACCTATACAGGAGACTACTAAAGAGAGAGTTTTCTGCTGACGGTCTCCAGGTTCTTTGTTTGAACTGCCAGATGTCAAAGAGGATTAGTGGTATTTGCAAACACCAATTGAAGGCAGACAAACCGTTTGTCTTCGTCGCCTAACCAAGAGGATACTCCTATGGCAGCCCCAGTTGAGCAGAGTTCGGTCACCCTGACCGGCGCTTCTGTGGCTCTCTTCGTAAATTCGACTGAAATGCCTATGAGCAAGGTCGAAATCAAGAAAATGGCCAAGAAAACCGAGGTCACCGGTTCGACCTCTGGCGCCGTCGTTGCTGGTGTCAATCAGATTTGGCAAGAGTATTCGCCCGGTCCGTCCGGGGGTTCACTTTCCGCCGAAGGCCACTGGCGCGTCGGCCAGCCCATCACGCCGCCGCAGCTTCGCCAGGGTGCCCTGTACGCGATTTCCGCGTATGTCCGTCGCCCTGGCTGGCTCAACGCCGCCGATCCCGGTTCGGCCTACGTCGGCACCATCTTTGTGGAAGATAACAGCGTCGTGCTAGATCCGAATTCCGGTGCCGTCGATTGGCGGCTGGCCGCCAGCTTCAGCGGCCCGATTCTTGATCCGGCCTAAACGCGAGCGGCTCAACTTTTTGAGCCACTGATGGAGGCGACGGTATGGGAGTAGAGTTGCATACGATGACCGGTGCGGCCGGCACCATCGAGCTGGGTGGCCGCACGCTGTTTCTGTCTCAGTACAGCGTTGGCGCGCTTGGGACGATCCGGGCATGGCTCAAGGAACGCTTGCCCGATCCGTGGGAAGTTGCCGGAGAGGCGCTCAAGAGCCTTTCCGGGCGTGGCCTTGCGCCGCAGGTTCTCAAGGACGCTTCTGAACTGATTCTGCGCGCGGCGCACGACGACGCCAAGAGCGGCGCGGGTGGAATCGACTCCAGCGGCGCCTTGAGGCTTCTGCAAGAGGGCGAAGGAGTCGCACTGCTCATCTGGCTGGCAGCGCGGCCGAACCATCCTACGTTGGATTACGACACGGTTCGCGAGCTTGTCTTGGCCGAGCCGATCGCCAGCCTCAAGCAGAAGGTGGACAGGATTGCTCAGTTACTGCAAGACAGCATGCAAGTCAAGGGTTCAGACACAAACCCTACGAAGCCGGCGGCGAGCCTGGTGCCGGAGACGCCGCCGGAGATGAACATTGCAATGGTGAGGCCGGCGAGCCCGATTGGCCCAAGTTCTTTCTTGAAATGATGCAGGGGCTCAAGAAGCTGCCCGACGAAATCGCCCGCATGACACCGGCTCAGCTTGTGGCGATCAGTCGGGCCAGCAAAGCGGATGGCCAGGGGGTGCGGATCGGTTCCCCGGAAGAATACGCCGCGTGGGTGCGCCGCATGCGACAGCAGCAACGTCCGGAAGATGCCCTGAAACGCGCCAGGAAGATAATGGAAGCGAGGGGATATGGGTCCTACATTTGAGCTGGCGCGTTTGGTTGTCAACCTCGTCACCGAAACGGGAAAGTTGCAACCTACCCTTGACGCCGTACACCGGCAGCTAGACAAGCTCCAAATGCTCGGTAGAGCGCCCGTCATCGACAAGAAGGAAATCGAACGGACTACCAAGGCGCTGGAAACGCTCCAAGAAAGCCTCAAGCAATCCGTCAGCAAGATGGCCAACATGCTGGGCGTGAGTAGCAGCCTCACCCAGGCTCTCGGACCCTTGACGAGTGGCCTCAGTGCCACCGCCGGCGCCACTGCTCTGCTGGCCACTGCCATTGTGGCAGTCTTGGCTGTACTGGTTGCGGAAATAGCCTTTATCACAATGGCCACGTCCGCGTTCATCAAGTGGAACGATGAGATGATTCGTTCCAAGTCCCTGCTGGACGCGCTGGGCAAGAGTGCGGGCGAGATGGACAAGGTTTCCGAAGGGGCCTACCAGCTGGCCCAAAGCACGCGCCTGTCCGTGGGCGAGGCCCGGCGCCTCATCCTGGAAAACGAGAAGGTGGCCAAGTCGTACAAGGACGCTGCCGACTGGGCCAAAGTCGCCGTCATGCTCGCCCATCGTTTCGCCGAGCCCGGCACCGCACCATCCGCCGAACGGATTGCCGAAGTCAACAAGTCGCTTCAGGGTGCCTTGGAAATGATGCGCCAGCCAGGCGGCTTCGCCCCGGCCAAGATGCGTCTGGGAAGGCAACTGGGACCGGAAATGCGTGCCGAGCTACTCGAAGCGCAGAACCCGGACGCCGTCCGCAAAATCCTGGAAAAGTTCGCCGGTCAGGGCTCGACAATGGCCGCTGCCGACCGCGAAACATCCGGCTTCAAATTCGAACAGGTAAAGAAGTCCTTCGGTCAGGTTATCGAAGAAATTGGCAAGATGGTTGGTCCGGCCTTTGTCGCCATCCTGGAAGTTCTTGCCGATGCGCTCCGCAACATCATGGACATGGTCAAGGAATTGTACCGGGCAGCCGGAGTGGACAACTTCCGTCAGTTAATCGAGCCGCTCAAGAAACTGCTGCCCTATCTGTTTCCCATTATCACGGCGGTCTACTTTGGCTTCGTGGGACTTATCACGGTAATGGGCTGGGTCGTCGGGGGCGTGCGCATGCTGACGGAGGTTCTGGGCAATCTCTGGCAACGGATTGCTGCGTGGATTCCGGGCGGCACGGCACTGCTCGATCGCCTCAAAGCTTCCATCCAGTCCACCGGAGCAACGGGAGACGGCGCTACGGGCGATAGGGTTAACGTCCCGAAAATCGAAGGCGGTGGCAAGCCGGCCGAATTCTCGGATTTGGCGGGCTTCTGGAAGAAGCTCCAGCAGGGAGCCATCAACGACCCGTCCATTTGGGCACGGAAGCAATACGATCAGCAGGTGCAGACGAACAACAAGCTCGACAAGATCGCCGATAAGCTTGACCCCAAGAAACCGAAACTCATGGCCGTGGCCGGATAATCGCTCATGCCGCTCAACGACTTCGAAAACCTGATTGTGCCCGGCACGTTCCCGCCCGAGCAGCAGAGTTACCCGCTTCAGCCGAGCGTCATCCCGCAGCCGCCGCAAGCATTTCCTTCGCCAACGGGGACGCCAGACGACCCGGACAAGATCCAACCGGCCACGCTGGGCGTTCCCACGGGCCAAGTATTCTATCAGACAAGCAGCGGCCAGCAGGGCAACGCCCCGCCGGTAGGTGTGTGGGTGCCCTATTTCCAGGGTAATGGCTACCTATCCACCTTCATCAGCATGAAGGAGTACGCCGGCTCGGGGAAGGTTTCGTATAACCGATCGGGCTGGAAGGGGACGCGCATTTTCGAAGTGCCGTGGTTTCAGTGGATGGACTTCGGCAACGCTTTGCTCGGTTACTCAGTCAACCAGTCCGGCGGCGTGCCAACCTACTATCTGCCCGACGTGTTTTCCGCCGGCATGCCGTGGATGTTCTGCCGCGAGCTGGAAGTTGAGGGCATCGAGGGCTTGATTCGCGGCTACGATGCCGATCCGCTAACGCCGCGCATCTATTACGAACGCGCCAAAATAACGGCCACGTACATGCCGCTCGACATGGATGTCACCCTGAACGTGAGCGGGCAAATCCTGTCTGTGCCATCGACGCAATTAGCCTGGCTGGGCACCGACATTCGCAAGGGACTCCAGGATGTTTACGGCACCACGAATCCATCGGCCTACACGACGCTGGCCGAAGATGTTGGCAAGATCATTCCGGGCGGCGAGTTCAGTCTGACGCGGCACTATCTGCCGGCACCGTACTTCGCCCCCATTGCCCAGATAATTGGCGCTGTCAACAGCACCAGCTTCCTTGGCTTTCAGCCGAGTACATTACTGGTTGTGGGCATGGAGGCGCGGCGCACATGGACGCTCAACGGTGCGCCGGTGTGGGATATTGTGTTCAAGACATCATTTCAGCCCAACTCGTGGCTGTCCCTTTACAACGGGAACCCCGATGGCAAGGCCGGCACCACGCAACCTGGATACCAGTACGTCCGCTCGCTGGCCACACCGGCAGCCATGTCGCAAACGCAGCCATCGCCGCCGCTGCTGTGGACGGATGGCAGCCAAATCGGTCCGTACACAAACAACGTCGGGATAGCCGTAAACGACTACGGCTTCATTTACGCTCTTGCGGATTTCACCCCGCTATTGTACTTCCTGTGAGGTTTACGCATGATTCTCGCAGTCTTTGCCAGGAACCGGCATCCCGAGGGCTATGGTACATCGGACCGGCGCGCCAACGGATATATTATCGTGGTTGTGCGCTGCAAAAATCACCATCAGCTCGACATGGTCAGGAATCTTCTTGCCACCAATCCGGACGCTTACCGTTGGGATGCTCGTAAGGACGAGTGGTATGCCGGACCCTACGAACTTGTTTTTGCTGTCCCGGCAGATAGCGTGGGTTGCTCTGCGTGGCTGAAGCCTGGAGCAGCAATAGGCAATTCATCGAGACCCATTCTTCCGGGGGACTGGCTGTTAGTCGGCGACAATCGGGCCGTGGCCTACCAGGACGCTGAAAACATTATCGGAAGAGCCCATGCCCTGGAATCTGAACAATGATGCGCCCATTCCCACAGCCGAAGAGCTGAACCGGGCCGTTGCCGACTTGCGCCGCCAAAGCATCGTCAGTCCGGCACCTCCAATCCACGCAATTTTCGGAAGCTTCGGCTGGCTTATTCGACTGGCCAGCTCACCGACCAATCAGGATGCTGGCACGCTCTCGGCTCGACTCGGTGCGTCCAACGGCAACGTGTACGCTTGGACTGAACAGATTGTTCAGGGCGGTGTCTTGGTGCCGCGCCCCGGCGGCCTACAATCCGACGTGAATACTGATCCGGCCATCGAGCAGAACGGGCGGGCTAACATTGCGGCCGGCACACCAGTTGAGTTGATGCGCGTGTTCTCGCCGACGTACAATCGCTTTCGCTGGGTCTTTTACCATCAGGAACGCCAGCCCACTACTTTCGTGGTGGCCGACTACGGCCAAGGTTACGAGGGCACCAACATTGTGATGAGCTGACCATGATTTCGCCGGGCGACGAACTGACTCCAGATTTCTTCCAGCGGTTTCGCCAAGAAATGATGCGCCGGAACCGGCTATGGTCCGCGCCGCCGCTCGACTCGCTCAACCTGCCGGACGCCATGCGGCTCAAGGCCAAGCTGGCCGGCGTTGTCGCGTCGCAGCGCGTCTTAGCCAGGCTGCATCGCTTCCAGACTGGCGCAGCCATTGGTTTTGCCCCCTTTGATTTCATCGAAGTCGAGTACGATGAGGTTCGCCACGATTTCGTTCCGAAGCCGGGTGGCCACCGGACCATCCTGATGCACGGCGAATCCACTACGCCGTTTGGCGACACGGCAGCATTCGCGTTGAATGCAGGGAACGCATTCTTCGATCAAGATGGACTGGCGCCATCAGCCAGCGTTCCCACCACGAAGGTTAACCAGGTTGTATTGCTCTATCCGGTTCTCGACAATCACGGCAACCCCACGGGCGTTTGGTGGTTTGACGCCTACGCGCCAAACGCGCGGCAGGTAATTGATACCGAACGCGGCCAGGGCCGGGACTCGGCCAGCGTGCAGATTACTGGCGGTGGCCAGATGACTGGTTGCTGTCCCGGCCAGCTTCCCAATACCCTAACCCTGGATTTGGCCGGTGGCACCGGGGACTTTGCCGGCGCGAATGAGTCGGGCATTGCCCTCGTGTTCAACAGCACCGATGGCCAGTGGGAAGACAATCCGCCATCGAACAATATCCTGGCGCCGTTTGCGTTCCGCTGCTGTACGGGCTCTGATCCAGCGCCCTGCAACTTTACACCCGCCGGCAGCTTCTGTTTTTCCTGGCTCTGTCCTAACGGTGGCTCACCCAACGCCGGAAGCATCCTGTCAGCCAATTGCGGGCCGCCGCTAAACGTTTCCTTCGATCTCGCCGGCTTCGGATTGGGCTGCAATGGGGATATAACCGCTACGGTGCATCAATGAGACCTGGACCTTGTCTTTGCGAGTATTCGGGAACCTGCAAGTTCTGTCGGCTATACGAGACCGACGTGCGCTATCGTGCCCGTTGCGAAGGCCGGCAACTTACGGCACAAGAATACGCGGCCCTGGCAGTCAGCCAAGATATCGTTCGCCGCTCTGGTGGGTGCTGTGGGGGTGCACGGGAATGACCTACCCCAACTACGTCGGCGGCAAGACGCCAGTAACGGCCGCAGACCTGAATGCCATGCTGGAGCAGCAGCGGCGCAACGCAATGGTCAACGTCGCTCCGCCATTCAAGGTGTGGCGCGATTCGCGCGGCGTGACGCTGCGGCTCAAGACAACGGGTGGGGCCGGCGGCACACTCGGCCAAACGCCCGTGCAGATTACCGGCACGGGAACCGACCGATTTGGCCAGCCGCAATACACCGCTGTTCCGGTTGTCCTCAACAGTGACGGCACCATTAACGTGGGCTCTGGATCGATTACCGTCAAAGAGCTGAACAACAATCCGAACGTGCCGCTTATGTCCTACCAATGGCCGGACCCCGGCAACGTTTTCGATTTCAGTTTGGCGAGCGCCGCCGATCCACTCGGCTACCCGAGCGACTACAGTGTCAACACGCCGGTTCCACCGCCATTCGGCTCGCAGCAGCAACTCGGTCCGGCGTGCTTTCCGACCAGACTGGTATTGACCCTGTCCAATCTGTTCGGGTGCGCGGCTGTCGCGGGGACGCAAATCCAGCTCGATTTCGGCCAATTCCAGACGCCGGGGCCATACCTGGAGCCACTATACAATACCATCCCGTTTCTAGTGCTGTCCGGGTACTACGGTTCGCCCAACAAGGATATTGCCAGCATTGTTACAGTCCAGGATTTCAACGACGCTCTCATGTCCAAGTCGGGCGTAGTGGCCTGGTACGGCGGCATGGCCCGTCCGGACAATTCCACGATCTCGGCGTGCATGATGTACTATCCAGGCGCCGCAGATGCCAACAGCCGGGCTAGCAACCTGCCCGTGCCGGGCGCCGTCGATTTTGATTCTTTCGACAGGCTGGCGCTACAGCTTTGGCTGTTCTACACGAGCCCACAGGGGCAACAGGTAGTTGCTGGCCCGGCAACATGCGATTCGGCGTACTTCCCGTCCGTGGGAGCACCTTACAACGGCATGCAGACAGGAACCATTCTGACGGCCACTGGCACGCCAACTGCCGTCATCGGTGTGAATGGGATGTTTGCGGCCAGCTTTGTTCTTGGTTGGAATAGCGGCGGCCCGTGCGTCGGCAATGTAGTGGCGCTGGTGCAGGGGGTTTTTGACCCCACGCAATTCGTCGGCCCAACCTGGACCCCTCAAGACATTCTCGGGCCAAACAAGAATCTCCTTTGCCAGGACGGCGGCTTCGGCTACGAGTCCAACGCAACCGTTAGTAGGATGTAGACTTGTCAAAAATGGCAGAGTTTCGCTATCATGTAGTGAACCATTGGAGCGCCCAACAATGGAAAACGTCAACGTCAGCTTGGTTGGGGCCTTTGCCTCTGGCTTCCTCATGCTCATGGGGTTGCTCTCGTGGGTGGTGCGCCGGCTGTTTTCCGAGCTGCAAGAGCAACGCGAAGAGTCGAGCGCGGACAGAAGGGGCTACCTGCAATCGCTTGGTACGATTCAGGCCCATCACAAGGAAATGTGCGACGATCTCAGGCGGTGCATTGCAGATAATCACGCTGCCATCGTGCAGGGGCGCATATTTCTTGAGGAAGTGGCTACGGTAATTCGCAACACAAAGGGGAAAACGGGTGAGTGAAGAAGTCAAGAACTTTGTGGCGGTCGATAGTGGGCGCGGCGCCGACGGTCCGCCGGGCCAAACGCAGGCCCCAGTCGAGGCCGCAGTTGCGGCCGAGCATCACGACTTGAACTACTGCGTTTCGCGCGCCATTACGCTCGGTCTGAAATGGGCCAGCATCGTCAACGCTTTTGTGCGACACGGCGAAGCTGTACTCGACATGGCGGAAAAGCTGCGGCGTGCCGGTTTCAGTCCGGCGTGGGTCGAAGAGTTGATTGAGAAAGACGGCCAAAACGGCATGCTGGCCGCCATGCTCAATCAGCAAAACAAGAAATAACGGGGGGAACCATGAACAATTTGCCGAGCAGGCTCTCCAATCCGTTCCAACCATTTCCAATTCAAATTGGGCGGGAAATTCGATACGTTCTTTCGAATGGCGAAATCCGTGCGGCCTGGATCAGTAAGGTTCTTGACCACGTTGACGGCGTGATCGACTGCCACGTGATGATTGATCCGACCGCTGATCCGGTTGTGAACGTTCACCACCAATCTGGTGCGTTGCAGATCGCTCGTAGCGCACGCTATAGCGCACGCTGCAACGAGGTCAACTCTTGGCACTGGCCGAACAACACGCCGCCTCTGGCTGAGCAAAAACCCCCGCAAGTCGAAGCGACACCAATGCAACCAATCATCAGTCAGCAGCCGTGCCCTGATACTGCCACAATCGAAGTTTCCCCGGAATTCGTCGATGACGGCATCATGACCAGCGGTTTCATCCAGTCCATGCCGGATAGCGTGCAGGCCATCATGAGCCTGGCCAACGAGCGGCAGGACACCTTCTATCCGACGCACGCGCCCCGCGCGTTTGTCTGGATGCCAATCCAAGACCATCAATTCCCCGGCATTGACTGGCTGGACGCCGCTGTTGACACGATTGCTGCATGGCGTTCGCACGGCTGGACCGTCCTGGTTCACTGCTCGGATGGCCAGAGTCGCGCCGGCCTCGTGGATGTGGCGTACCACATGAAATCATGCGGCTGGAATCGCGACCAGGCCCTGTCAATGGTTCGGGCCAAACGTTCGGCAACGAATCCGAATCCGTTCTTCCTGGTCGGATTGACCGAATATGCCATATGGCTGCAAGAGACCAAAAATCCACCGAAGCAAGCCATTGCTGTTGAGTCGAACCCGACAATGCTGGCACAACCGCCAGTTCAGCACATTCAGCCGGCGGCCCAGAACGTTCCTGGACTCATGGCTAACCGCTTTCCGCAAGTGTCTCGCTAACGAGGAGTATCGCCCATGACTGATCTTCCAACCGCACAAATTAAAGCGATGCTGATGAACGCATCGTGCGTCCTGGCGGCCGCCGAATTCGGCGCCAGTCCGGTCAACGTAGACCCGACGTTTAAGGACGCGGCCGAGCAGTCGAAGAACGTCGCGCTGTACGAAGGCGCGAAGATTTTCTATGCCGTCTTGCTCCAGGCGTTCCAGGACCAAACTGGAATCTGGCCCGATCCAGTGCTGCCGAAGCCCGTTGTGACCCCGATTCCCGCGCCGGCCAAGCCAGTCGGTCCGGCATCGCCGCCGGCTACGTCGGCTCCGTCCGGCCCGGTCAGCTCCAATCCGATTCCACTGGGAACGGCGGTTGGCCAAGTGTCGCAAATCGCCAGCACGGTTGCCGGTGTGGCTCAAGCCGTGAGCGGCGCCCTGGCTGGCGCTGCCGCTGGATAAGACAACCTCAACGCCGAGGTTTCGCCCATGAAATTCTCTGCCCCCCTGCTGGCCACTTCGCTGGCTGCGGTGCTCGTTGGCGTCATTGCCCAAGTTGCCAATGCCGCCAACGAGCAGTATGCGGTTGTGCGCATCCCTTCGCATGGAGCATCGGCAACGGTAATCGATACCGCACAGGGCTACAGCTGGATTCTCGGCTGTGGCCACGCTTACCAAGGAAGCAGTCGCAACAAACCGATGGTCTTCGATATCTGCCGGGCGAACCAGGGGCCGCCGAAGCAAGTAGGCTCGAAACTGGTGTTTCTGGACTACGAGGCCGATCTGTCGCTTGTGCTGCTCAACGATGGTCCGCTTGAGTATGTTGCCCCCGTGGCGCCGCGCGGATTCAATCCGTCTGGGGACAACATTCTCTCGTGCGGCTTCGACAAGATGGAATTCCCCATGCACCAGGTGCCCACGACGATTCTCAGCGATGAGGGCGGGACGTGGTACACGCGCGAAAAGCCGTGGCACGGCCGCAGCGGCGGCGGACTGATCGATATCACGAAGGGGCAGCTCATCGGAACATGTCAAGGATACGAGACTCCTTACTCTTCCCCAAGCCGGCGAGGGATGTATGTAGACCTTGCCACAATCCACAACTTTTTGGATCGCTACCGGGCCAAGCACAACGCACAGCAGAACCAGCAACAGCAGCCACTGCAACCGATATGGCAGCCGGAGCGTCAATACTTTCGACCACAGCCATGCCCCGGCGGCGGCTGACGATAGACAACGCATTGCCCCCGTGCGGGGCAGGAGTATCGCCCATGAACACGAATTGGCTTCCCTCTGTCTTGCCAGTCCTAGTGATGGTTGCTACCGCGTACAGCACTCAGATCCAACAGTATTTGGCACAGAATCCGACGCCGGCGGCCGTCCTTGGCTGTCTCTATGCCATTTTGACGCATCTGCTGCCGTCACCGATCAAAGATCCGAAAGACCAACCGCCGAGCGCGGCCATCAAGGCGACTGGAATCTTGCTCTGCTTGCTTCTGTTGCCCGGAATGGCATCGGCCCAATCGCGCGGCTTTGTGTTGCCATTCCGGGCCAACCATGAGCAGCGTCTATTGAAGTTGGAACAGCAGCTTCAGAATCAGATCAACCAGCTTCAGCAGCAGGCGCATCCGCAACAGTTGCCGCCGATTATCATCAATCAGCCGGCGCCGCAGCCGCAATTCAACCCGCAGTATCCGCCGTTGCAAAACATCCCGCTAGGCGGTCCGCCGTTGCAAAACATCCCGCTGGGCGGACCACCGCGCCAAGATATCCCACTGGGCGGACCACCGATTCAAAACATTCCTATTGGGACGCTTCCCCAGCAAAACATCCCGTTGGGCCAGGGGCCGCAGCAGATTATTCCGCTGGTGCCACCAAGCCAATCATCTCCTGTGCCGGCACCAACTCCGCAGCAGCCGCAACCGGTTCCAGTGCCGCAAATGCCCAAGGCTGAACCGGCGCCCACTCCGCAAGCGAGCCCAGCGCCTACTCCCCAAGGTAGTCCGCTTCAGTCCATTCCGCTCGGTGTGCCGCCGGCATCCGCCAATGGCCCGCCAGCCGGATACCAGAAGTTCAGCGGCTGGAGGCCGGCGTTGTGGCCGGCAGCCCGATGAACGTTGATTTGCTGCTCATGATCGGCGCGTGCTGTGTTGCCTTGGTTATTGGCATCGAGACGGGAGCTGGCATTATGGAGAAAATTCCCAAGCCGCTGAACGACCTGGCAACGCAGCTCGGCAGGCTTCATGTTGCGCATCAGGACGCGACCAAGAAGAAGGCCGATGCCGACGTGGCCGCCGAGCGTGCCAGGCAGGCACTCGAACAACACATTGCCGAGCTTCGCAAACAGTTCTCAATCTGAAGGAGGTTCCGATATGCAGTCTGTCAAAATTTTGACTGTCTTAGCCATGCTTGCCGCGTTGCTGTTGGCTGGTGCCGGAATCGCCAGTGCCGGCTGTGAATGCTGCCCCGGCTGCCCATGCGGTCCGCAGTGCCAGTGCGGGCCGGCGTACCAATGTAATCCACGCTGCGATTGCCAACCGCCGGTCCTGGTTGTCCCGGCTGCTCCGCCGGTAGTGGTGGCACCTGCCCCGGCAGTCGGCATTCGCGTGGGACCAGTTGGCTTCTGGGCGCCGCTTTACTATCGTCCGTGGCACGGATACCGCTGGCACCATCACCATCGCTAACCAAGCAGATCGCCACAACAAAAAGGGGCCGCAGCAGAATATCTGCTGCGGCCCCTTTTGTTCGCCAACTGGCGCCCCAATCAAGCCACTCATCTTTTCGCCTTCTTCTCGACCGGCCCCGCCGCTTCCGTAGCGGTCATGGAAAGAACTCGGTCGAACCGCCCGAGTAGCTTATCGGACGTCGCTGGAGCGTTCGCGGCGGCCATGTTGTTCAGGTCTTCCATGCCGTCCTGGAAGCCGGCCACTACGGCTTGGCGTATCTGGTCCCTAATCCACTTGAAGAACAGCATTTCACTTTCTCCTCTTTAGGATTTTGTCGATCTCACCATGCGCCATGTTGTACAGCAGTCCGAGCGCCCGGCGAAGGATATCCGCCTTGCCCAGCCCAGTCCGCTCGGCCTCTTTGTTCAGAAAGTCAAACTCCCGTTCTGTCATCCTGACGCTTACAGTCTTCGAGAGATTTTCCCGGCCATGTTCAAACATTGGCGAATCTTCCCTTGGGTGCCCTGCCATGTGTTCCCCCTTTTCGTGTTGCATTTTGGCACCCACAGTGTACTACGATTTGGCACGCTCAGCAAGGTTTGCGTGGACTTCTGCCAGCATGGTTGCCAGCATCTGCTCTCGTGGCGTTTCGTCGTACCAGCTCATGAGGTAGCGGGTGACCGCCGGCTCGCCCAAGCGCTCTTCGGCCGCGTGGCACAGTCCGGAAAAGTAATCTTCGACATCGGCAATCGTATCGAGCCCGAGCCCTTTCCAGCCGGTGTAGCAGATCAGGCAGCATCCGTGCACTGGGCATTCCAGGAACGATTGGAACGCCGGCGGGTTCGTGGTGGCACCTTGAATCAACGCTTTGTCATCCTTGAGTAAGGCCAACCGTAGCGCCTGCAATCCTTCGGTGCTTATATTGGGCAGGATACCTTCACGCCAAACCTTGCGGGCCGCTTCCGGCATGGTGCTCGGACTGCCGCAACGGGGGCAAGGGATGTATCGCGGCGGAGCGCCAACGTCTTCGTCCCACTGTCGTTGGCCGCCGCACGGCCCATGCCGGCGTGAATCGTTCTGTACCCACCAGGGAAGCCGCTCGCACTCGGTTTCTTCCCAGGTAATGTAATCCGGGTTCAGAATGCACTCTTCGCCGCCGCAGAGGGCGCACAAGTCGTCTTCGGTATCGGTGATGACGATATCTTCGGGGTGACGTTCAGTCCAATCGCTGGTAGACTTGCTCATGATTCAAACTCCATTGCGGTTTGAGTCCACGGGCCGGGGCCGCTGACACGGCCGCCGGCCCAACTTCTAGTTGCGAATATCTACGCATTGCCAAAAGGCGTCCTTGCTAAACTTGTCTCCATACTTGACTGAGTAGGTGCCGTTTTTTGGCCGCCTTCTCCATGTTCTTGCCCTCCCGCGCCTAGCCATTCGGTCATACACTTCAATTTCGAACGGATCGCCAAGAAAAAGCCCGCCATCTGGCATCTTGCGTGCCGCGTACCGGTCTGCAATCTCAAACGCCTCAGCGAGCGTATTGGCCGAATCTACAAAGCCGGCGGCTGGATGACAAACCTGAAAGCGGCCGTCGATGGCTCCGGTTTTTCGTCTCGCTTCGGCTTCAGCCTCAGTTTCAATTTCCCAACTCATTGTCAACCTCCACTCTGTCACGGCCGACACAACCCTGGCAGTTGCTCGGGCTCGGCCACTTTGCGATATCCGATGGCGTGCAGGACTTCGAGCGTCTCGCTGAGTGTCGGGAATGGGCGGCGGTTCTCGGTTTTGTATCGCTGCATCGCCTTCAAAAACTCAAACTCTCGCTCACTGTACTCGCGCTTTGTGGTTGCCGGGTCAACGCCGTACCGGCGGCCAGTTTTGGTTTTTGTTCGTTGCGCGGTTGCTCTCCTTCTGTTGAGACTTTTGGGTTACAGATCGGGCAAAGCCTTGGTCCGCATTTCAGTTTTTTGAGTAGCCGTTCCTCTGTACGGCCGCCTTCCCACGTCCGCACCAGCGTAAAGCCGATGCCGGCCTCCTTGATGACGGCCATCAGACGGGCGCCGCGCCCGGACCGATGTTGCTCAAGGCGAGCCTCCAAAGACTGTCCGTCCTTGGTGTATCCCAGATAGTGGGATGCGTGGGCTAGCGGCCGGTCAAAATGGAGTAGGTAAATCATTCGATCACCTGCCGAGTGATTTTATTTTTGGGAATCTTGGTTTTTGTGACCGGTTCGCACACGGCTACGCGATGGCCGGCCTTCAAAAGTTTCCCCAGGTATGTTTCTAGGTTTCGTTGGGGAAAGCCAACCGTCGCATCCACCCCGTCCCTTGCAATGACGGATAGGCCAAGTTCCCGAGAAACCGTTCGGGCGTCTTCGTCAAACGTTTCACAGAAATCGTCCACAAGCATGAGGACGAGCATGTCCGAGTAACGTTTCTTGGCTTGGCGGAAGTTTTTCAAAGTTGGCGTCATTGCTTCTCTTCTCCTTGCCCGCCCTGCTTCGGGGCGTTCTCTTGCAAAAGCCCCCGCAGTCTTTCCATACGGAAGCCGTGAGAAAAGAGGAACTCAAGCTTCGTGTACCAAGTGCCGCCGTTGATTTCTTCGGCCATCATTTTCGCGTCATCATTGGCACAATCCTCAATCTCGCCCTCGAACGTATCCTCTGATACGTTGAGAGTCTTAGCTAGCTCAACTAGTTCCCTCAGCTCCTCAGACGGCAATCTCATTGCCTTTTCGACTTTCTTCTTGCGTGCTGCCATCGCTCTTTTCCTTTCAATCACAGGTTTCACCTTGGGTCCTTGCCGCAATACGGGCAGTGGGAAGTTCCGACTCGCTTCCGGTCGTAACCGCACTCACGGCGGGGCCGACGTGCGAGCCGAGATGCACAGAACAGGCGAAAGTCCATCGCTGCATACTGTTTGTCCCGAGACAGGTTTTCGGGGGTTCGCGGCGCGTTTGACTTGGTAGGCATTTGTGATCCTCAAAATTTCTATCAGATCGGTTAATTACGTTCCTCGTATTGGTTCCCATGAAGCCAAGCCACTTCCAGGGGCTCGTTTTTGTAACTAATCCACAATCTGCCAGCCCATCTATGCACTGGGCCGCAGTAAATCTCGTGTTCCTTGCCAATCAGGTGGACCTCGGCAAAAGGCTCTGCCGTCTCTTCTGTATCGAGAATCGTAACAAGTTTGATTTCTGATTCCATTTTTGAGTCTCCGTTGTGTTACTTTTGACTCCTCTTCCACACACACTCTATCCTAGACTACCGCCACTTGTAAGTCAATACGAGTTACATCTAGAATTACAAATCGATCTTTCGCTACCAGGCGCAGCTACCGCCCACTTGTGCGCAACTTGTGCGCTATTGTGGCTTTTTTCCCTGGAAAAATCACACATGTTCACTATGACCGTCCGTTCATGAATCGGTCGCAACTCATTTCGTGCGTGTATGTTCGACAATCCGACCGGTAGCATACCGGTAGCACCGATACTGCCCGAACTTGAATGGCATTCAAGAGGTCAGGGGTTCAAGTCCCCTATCCTCCAATGAGTTAGGGAAAACGAGAGAAAAAACTTGTGCGCCACTTGTGCAGTATACTTAATCACAACCGTATACCAGTAGCCTGGGTAGCTTCCAAGCTGCCTGTGCCACGTCTTCAATTCCAAGGTCCATGTAGAGATTGCAGGTAGTGCGGATATCACGATGGCGCATCAGAGCCCGCACAACTTGAATCGCCAGCTTTCGCCCCGCCAACGTGCAGAAGAAGTACCGCAGCCCGTGGAAATCGGCCTGCCGTCCGCGTTCGTCTCTCTTCTTGATGCCGGCCCGAGTCAAATCCAGGTTAAAGGTTCGCGGGATGGGTACGCTGGCGAAAACCCGATCCGTCGCGGCCTTGCCGGCGCAGATTCGCGCCAGTATCTCTGCGCACTCGGGCAGCATCGGCACTATCTCATAACGCTTCCCCTTCGTGATTTCCCCACGGACGCGCCACTGCGGCGAGTCGCCGAGAACAAAATCCTGGCACTCCAGCAGCGTTAGCTCTTCACGCCGCAGCCCGGACAATCCAGCAACCTGGTACACCGGGCCGCGTTGCGGATGCACAGCGGCTAGTTTACTGAACTCTTCCTGCGTGAAGGCACGTCGCTGCCGGGGTCTACGCCCGGCTAGTTTCGCCTTCGGCACAGCACGAAACATATTCTCTGGCAGCCATTTCCTGCGCACAAGGAACCCCGCGAATGCCGATGCAGCGTCCCGGTAGGCATTCTGGGTCCGGGGGGATTTGCCCTCATCGTGCAGCTTCGCCAGGTACGCCAGCAAATGGCTCTCACGTAGGTTTCCCAGTACGTTCCAGTTGCAGGCGAAAGCCAGCCGGGCGAGAAAGCCGCGTTCGTTGGCTAAGTGTGATTTAGACCGTCCCAGACGCTTCAGCTCGCCGAGATACTCTTCGATGGCCTCATCCACCGTTTTGAGCAGGTTGGCGTTGGCTGCCGCCGGCAGGCCATGCTTGGCCCGCTTAATATCTTGCTCGATTTTGTTCGCCAGTTCAAGAGTTTCTGACTTCGACCGGAATCCTGCTATCTGGTGCCGTTCGCCGTTCTCGTCGAAATACGCGATACGCCACACTGGGCTACGTCGCCTTGTGCCGTCAGAAGCGGTGTAGATGGGACGCCAGATGCTGGCCATCGCTGCAAATACCCCACAAGAACCAGTAGCATAAACCGGTAGCAACCTCTATAGTTTACCGTACCAGCGCCCTTGAGTCCAAAGACAGAGGTAAGGTTTGATGGCGTCTCCAAAATACCAGCAGCACCCCGTTGCCAAATTTATCCCACCGGCCAACGAGCAGGATTACGAGTCTCTCAAGGCGGACATTTCTGCCAAGGGGCAGCTTGAGCCGATCAGACTGTACGAGGGAAAAGTAATCGACGGCTGGACGCGCTATCGGGTCTGCGAGGAACTGGGCCGAGAGCCGATCGTAGAGGAATGGCGGCCAGAACCGGCGCAGTCCGTCGTAGGGGCCGTCGTCTCATGGAACCTGCCGCGCCGGCATCTTAGCAGTGCCCAGAAGGCCGCTCTCGCCCTGCTTATCGAGCCCGAGTTGGCCAAAGAGGCCAAGGCGCGTCAAGAAGCTGCTGGTAGGGCGAATTTGAAGCTTCGTGGCCAGCCCAAGCCGAAGGCACGAGTGGAAGCGCCGGATGGTCAACAGGGCGCCGAGTCAGAAGAACCGGTTTTGGTGGAAGGAAAAGAAGCCAAGGCCGCTGGGGCGGCAGCCGAGCAGGCGGCACGCATCGCCGGCACTAATCGCCAGTACGTCCACGATGTGAAGCGAATCAAGCAGTACAGTGAGCGGCTGTTCCAGTCTGTGCTTGACGGCGAAATGGCGATCACCGACGCCAAAAAACTCATGAGGCGCAAACAGAAGAAAGCCCAGCTCCGAAAGGCTGCCAAGGAAGTGGTGCGGACCAAGGGCAAACCATCCTACAAGATCGAAGTTTCGGACGTAATTCAGGCCCTCAATAGCCTTGAGAAGGCTACGGTTCGTCTTGTCATCACCGAACCGCCATTCACACAATACGGCAGTCCGCCAAAAGATCCCGGCCGCTGGCAATGGGCCGAACAGTGGATGGGGGAATCATTCCGCTGTTTGACGCCAGACGGGTCCATGTGGATTGTGTGTGATCCGGCTATCGAGCATCGTTTCCGTACCATCGCAGACCGCATCGGCATGACAACGCGACTCTTCCCGTGGTACTACACCTACGGCAAGCCGCGCGGTGGCGACTTCAGCGACAGCTACTTGGCGGTGCTGCGCTGTCGCGTGAATAACAAGCGCTTCGTGTTCAACCCGGCGCCATTCACCCTGGAAACCGGAAAAATCTGGAACGACGTTTGGGGTATCGACCAGGAAATCCGCCTACTGGCGGACAACTCGGCCGAACGCATCCTTGATTTTCCGCAACAAATGCCCCTCGCCCTGGCGCGTCCCATCGTCGAAGCGCACTCGGAGCCAGGCGATATGGTTGTGGAGCTTTTCGCCGGGGCCGCAACCGCTGGCGTTGTCTGCCTGGAGCTGGGCGGGCGCCGCTACCTTGGCATCGAACAATCCCCACGTCTCGCCCAACTGGCCATCGACCGACTGGCGTCTGTGCGTGCAGCAAAACAGCCCAAAGAGTTGGAAGCTTAGGCAGGATGCTTTCTGATATAACCGATGGCTTCTTCTTGCGTTGCAAAAACGAGCCATTCCGGTAACTCTGATCCGGGGACGTAGACCCTCGCGCCCCAAGCCTTCATTTCCTGGATGGAGAATACTCTGCGTCCCTTGAGGCCGACGCGAATGTACAGCGGTAGTTTTGCGTCGTCGGCATCGATGCCGGGATCAAAAACGAGACCCCCACGGAAAGCCCCCTCCTCGTAGTCGGGCAGCACTTCAATCCCCAACTCTGTGGCCACCAGATACCACCACCTATAAACAACTTCAGACATGTTCATTCCTCTGTGCCGAGTTTTTTGTGCCACCTTCATTATCCTTTTTTTGATGTGCGCACCAGCCCGTGATACTTACTTTTTGCAAATTATTCTGTTCAGCTGACATATATTGATGTGCTGGTGTTCGGAACAATGTTGGACACTTGGTTTGCGGTGCAAAACATAAGCTATCCTTTTGTCGTCATGCAGCTTGGTGCTGTTTGACGGCCCGCCAGAAGCCCTGGACGGGTTCCCTCCGTGACGTTACGGTGTGCCGCATGAAGAAGAAAAGCGGCAACCGGCAAATGGGTTTTCGGATTCCACTTGACTTGGCCGATCGGCTCGAAGATTGCGCAAACATGCTCACCGTGGATGTATCTACGTTGCTGCGGCTACTGATTGTTGAATTTCTTCCCGCCATCGAAGAGCGCGCCCGCCGGGCTCGGGGCGTTCAGCCACCGGGCGCAAAAGATGCAAACCAGTAGCGTACTTCTCCTTGTCGATATGACCAAAACGAGATAGAATTCGGATACATCATCAGAGAAGCTCCCCACAACAATGCGGTTTCCACCAGGAGCAGAGAATGCAGCCCAGTATCGCTACCACTGCCACTTCGCCGGAAGTGGACATCGTTCGCACGATTGAACGGCTCGAAAATGCTCTACTAGAGAGCATTTCTGAACTGAAACGCATGAAGCGCAGCATCTCCGAAATGAGCCAGCACTTCGCCATCGGCAAGCAGATCCGCCAACAACCCAATTCGGCGAATGGCTCGACAGCCACTTCTGTCTACGATCGGGCCATCGTCGAAACCCTTCAGGAAATCAACCATCGTGTCACGTTCAAGCCGCTTGTGCTGGCTCTATCAGAACGCGGCCGCCGGCCACACCCGCAGACCATCAAGAGATACCTGAAGCATCTCATCGCGCTGGGAATCATCGACAATCGCCAGGACGTGGAACCGCGCGGCTACGGTTTGGTCCAATGGAATGGCAGTGATACTAGTAGCTTTGCAACTTCGCATTGATGCTACTAGTCTACGCACCGTAGGATTCTCTTAGTCAACTCCCCAAGGGAGCGGAAGAGATGAAGAGGATCGCGGGCGTAGTGCATATCGACAGGTTTGAGTTTGCCCGAGCCGCCGGAACCGCCGTCCAGCAGGTTGATATCTGGTCCAGCCGTGGCTTTATTCCGGCCTACCGACCCTATGCGAACAAGGAATGGTATCGCCTGGACGACGTTCAGGCATTTTTGGGAACAAGCCATATCGCCGAGCGGCTCACGGGCTGTTTGGTGGAGAGTGCGTAGCATGGGACTGGCCAAGATCAAAATTACCAGGCAGTGGAAACGCGACGGTACGAAGAACTATATGGACATGGAAGCCGCTGTAGCCAATCTCCGGGCCAATGGTTGCGACGAAAACGAAGAGAATATCATCGCAGACCTTGAGGCCGGCGAAGCATTCGTTACCGAACACGCGGTCTTCTTCCTGGATTCATGACTTCTTGGCGGCGGCGTGTACCCACTCGCCAAATTCCTTTTCGACCACGGGGCGCAAGATGCAGTCCACATACTCCGAAATTTCCATGCCGCGCCAGATGGCTACCGTGCGCGCCTTATTGAGAATGTCGAGTCGGACGCGCACAGTCGAGGTCTTCTGGCCTTCGTTGTCACGCTTCTTCATCTGCGTTTCTCCCCTTTTCTGTACACACGAAGCAATGCGTTCATCCTAGCACGGATTGGTATACGAAGCAAAATCAAATGTTCACTACCAGTAGCTCTTGACTACCTGTTACTGGTAGCCTAGTATGAAAGTGTCGGTAGTCGAGTCAAACATAACAAGGAGAGAAAGCCATGAGCCATCGCATCGTCACCGTGGTTGCGGCACTTCGCCGGCTCGGGAATAGTTGGCAAATCAACAATGTCATCGCGGCGATTCGCAGCATCTACGGCTGCCAGGTGCAGGTTTACAACCTGCAACGCTACGAGCTGTCCATGCAGACCATGACCCGAGAGGAGCGGGCTGAAATCATTGAATGGGTATTGGTGAACTACGTGAACTACCACCGAGCCAGCAAGGAAATGGTGGCCACCAGATAGGAGATTCACCAATGGCGAGGGCCCAATCGACTTCCCGAAGCGAATCGCAGCGCAAACTGTGGCGGGTGCCCTTGGAAGTCATCACACACTCGGACAACAGCCGCAACCCACTTTCTGCTGAAATGCAGGCCGCCGGGCGCGCCACCCGGATTGCCGATCCAGACACAGACGCCAAGACTCTTTACGAGTTGGTTACGGGAGACGAGGCGGACCACGCTCTCTTCCTGGAGCTGATTGGGCAGTACGAGTCAGGCGAGGATGGCATCCGAACACTGGCGCACCAGATTTTGGCCAATGGCCCAATCAACCCGATTGTCCTTCGCGAAAACCGTGGCGGCGAGACGTTCAGTATCGTGGCCGGCGAGCGCCGATTCTGGGCAACCTGGTTCAACTTCCTGAAAGGTGCCGGTCGGCCATACATCGAGGCCAGCGTCAACAAGGATTGCAACTCCGAGAACTTCTATCGCAGCATCTCGGAGAACTCATGCCGCAAAGCGCCGAACCTGATGGAACGAGCCGGGTCCATCCAGCTGGCCGTCAACGGCGGCAGTACCACGGCAGAAATCGCGGAACGAGAAGGTTGCTCGGAACAGACCATCAAGAACCGTCTTCGGCTCCTGGAGTTGACAGCGAAACAGCAGAAAGCCGTAGCTTCCGGCAATCTGACCATGTCCAAAGCTCTGGAGCTTCTTCGCAAAGGTGGGGATGATGTTGAGGGTGATGGGGAAGCCGGAGGAAACGCCGGCGCCACGGAAGGCGCCGCCTCCGGTGTCGAGCGCAGGCGCGTTCGCAAGTACAGGGATGTTCGCCAGCGATACGACCAACTTGTCAGCGAGTTTGAGAATACAAGCAAGACGGATGCCGCAGACAAGCGAGAGATGGAAGTCTTGGCTTGGGTGCTGCGGCTTGATGAATAACCTCTTCGGGCTCGCCGTTCCCCGCTACTGTTCCGGGGACTCGCTCGTTGCGAGAGGCAGATTCAAACTGGGCGCCTGCGGCGAGCTTTTTAATTTTCATCCGGTGCGGTCCCGATGATGCTGACTTGTGGTCAGGGGTCGCGCAAGCGCGTGCTGGAGAATCGGGAGCTTCGCCAGCACGCCGCACCGGTTTTCTCACTAATCGGAGAATCGTCCATGCAAGAAATCACAACCAAGTACCGCCGCAGAGGGTTCTATGCCGAAACATACACCACCGAACGCAGCCACAACCATCGTGACATGTCTGAGGGCTGCTGTCGGCAAGAGGAGATCGAAGTCTTGATGCGGCTGGCCATGCCGCCGCGCGATGCCAAGGGGAATCTTCTTCCACCTGATCAACGGAATTTGCCCAAGGGATCGATTCGGGCGCTGCGACAGGGCGGCCCCTTTGAGCTGATTGACGATCACCTTGGCGTTATACAGCGGCTCGTCTTCCAGAGTTCCATAGCGGCCCGCATGTTCCTGCGAACGCTGCGGCAGCCATCGACGCCAACGCTCCGAAAGATTCGTCGGCACCAGGCTTCAGGGAAGGGGGCGCGGCATGGTAAATGACACGCCGCAGGGATTCGCCAGATGCCGGATGCTGTCCGTCGAGCACGGCAAGGTGGGCCAATGCCCGAAGACTGCCACTCACGTAGTAAACGGCCTACGTCTGTGCCAGATGTGCGCCGAGGCGGTTCTTGGAACCGTTCCGGAAGTGTACTCAGTAACTCAAAGTTTTGAGCCACTAGAAGAGGAAGAACAATGGGAAACGAGTTGATCGACCCGGACGCCGGCGAAGTGGTCAGGCAGATGCAGATCGACATGAGCCGGATAGACAGCATGCCAGTTGACGAGTTGGTGCAGCTGTACGAAGAGCAGAGGGTCGTCGAGGACGCGGCCCACAATGCTCGTATACAGCTTGCTGCGGCCATCGCCAGGCGGGCGCCAATGACGCAGGACGGTTGCCGTACCACCAGGCTTCGGGGTGATCGGGTTCGCATCCGCGTTGAGTGGCCAGACTATCATTGGGACCAATCGGTGCTAAGGGAAATCTGGACAACTTGGCCCGATCTGGCCACACAATATCTCGCGATTGACCGGCTCAGGACACGTGCCATCGAAACCAAGAAGCTCGTCAACGAGAGTGGCGACGAAGATTTTCAAGAGTTCCGGTCCCTACTACTCGGCGCCAAGCAGGAGCCGCGCGGCACACCGCGTATCATCGTGGAAGAAAAAGGGGAGGGCCGATGATCGACCCGGACAAAGTCCAGACGCGCGGGGGCTTCGATTTCAGGATCTACACGACCAAAGCGAAGGGAGTGTTTCCGATTATCGGGGAAGCCGAAGCGCCCATCGGCGGTTGGTTTAATGTGGATTGGAACGAAGACGGCGCCTTTTCAGGAGGTGACGGACACCACCCCTACGACCTGGTCCCGAAGCCTGCACCGGAAAGAACGGTCGATGTGTGGCTGAATGTGTACTCAGACCAAAGCGTCTCGGTGCATCCGACGAGTCATGCGGCGGTGGCTTGGGGGTCGCTGCGTCGTGTGGCCTGCAAACACTTGACCGTGACGTTCCGAGAGGGCGAATTCGAGTGATGGCGATGTCCATCTTGGCTTGGCGGGGTACGGTCTGGCCCGGCCTGGCAAGGCATGGTGAGGCATGGTTAGGCATGGGCGCCAATGGCGCAACAAACTGAATGGCTCGACCGCTGGTAGACGTAGCGGCCATCTGGGGCTGCTGGCGCTACGCGCGACAAGTCGGCTGGCCGTACACCAGTCGGCGAAGGCACGTTCGATTCGTGCCGGCCCTACTGTGGTTTTTGTGAGTTGTTGTTATGGATGGATCACCCGTGAGAGGGAAAATCATGTTCAACGGACATTCGGCCCCGGTGATTAGCCGGGGCGGCGGCGGATTGCCAAGCAGGATTGTACTGCATGGCGTGGAGGGGATCGGGAAGAGCAGTTACGCGGCATTCGCTCCAAAGCCGATCTTCTTGATGACTCGCGGCGAAACCGGCCTGTTGACGTTGATTGACAACGGCTTGGTGCCACCGACGGACCATTTCGACGAGATTATGGACTGGCCCGATTTGCTTCGGTCCATCGATTACCTCATCCAGAACCCGCGCGGTAATAAAACCGTCGTACTCGACACGGTCAACGGAGCGGAGCGCTTGTGCTTCGAGCACATTGCCGGTATAAAATACCAAGGCGATTGGGAGAAGTTCATCAGCTACGGCAAGGGACCGGACATCGCCGCCAACGAGTTTTGGCCCGAGCTGCTCGAAAAGCTCGGCCGTCTGAGGCAAGAGCAAAAGGTTATGCTCGTTCTTCTGGCTCATTCCAAAATTAAGACGTTCAAAAACCCTTTGGGAGATGATTACGACCGCTACGCGGCCGAGATGCACGAGAAGACTTGGGGCCATGTGGCCAAGTGGGCGGACATCATCCTGTTCGGCAATTTCGACGTGCTGGCAGAAAAGGGGCGGGGCGAGCTGAAGGCCAAGGGCAAGAGCGCCGGCGGCAGGACGATGTATACGACCAGGACGGCCGCATTCGACGCCAAGAACAGGCACGGATTGCCCGAGCGCATCAGCATGGGGAAGGAGCCGCACGAAAGCTGGGCGAATTTTGTGGCGGCCATCAAGGGCGCGAGGGCTGCCGGACAGGCGCAGCCCGAGCCCGAGAATCCTCCCGCAACGCTGCCCATGACAACCAGTCAAGAACCCGTTGCCGAAGTCGATCCAAATCAACCACCGTTTTAATGAAAGGTACGAATCATGCCGCGTGCAGTGGTATCTGAGGGAAAGTATCTCGCCAAAATCGTCAGCTCGGGCCTAGGCGAGTCCAAAGAAAAGAAGACCCCATTCGTGTTCTTCACCTTTACACTTCTCAACGAGATCGGCGGCGACGGCAAGCCAATCAAGTGCCCCGCGTTCGAACGCACCTTGTACCGGTACATCACGCCGGAAACCATCGATTTCGTTTTGCGGGATTTGCAAAATCTGGGGTACGACCGGGAAGGCTTCGAATACCTGGACCCGAACCATCCGCAAGCGTTTGTGTTTGCCGGAAAGCAAATCACCGTCACCTGCAAACACGAAGAGTACAAGGGCGAAGACAAGGAACGATGGGACCTGTACTGGGGCGGGGGGCCGGCGGGCGCCAAGCTTGGGCAGGACAACATTTCACGCCTGAACGCCCTGTTCGCCGATAAGCTCAAAGCGGCCAAGGAAGCAGCGGGCGCGAAGAGCCAGCCAAAGGCGAACTACGGCGCCAGTTGCCCCAACGGTCCCGCCGAAGAAGTCTTCTAGCCGGCCAACGTTACAACGCAAAATAGGACTCCCCACCAATGACGGATGCAGGAGTAGGGGGCCGTCTCCAAGACGGAAACGATTGCTTGGAGGCGGCCCTTTTTTACCTTTCGCTTGGCTGGTCGCCGCTGGCCATCTGTCCGCCGGACCATGTTGGCGTCGGGCGCGATCATGGCAAAACCTGTTCCAGTCCCGGCAAAAGGCCGCTCGGGCTTTGGAAGGAATTTCAGGAACGCTTGCCCACGGAAGAGGAACTACGTGACCGCTGGCACCAGAACCCAAACGCCAACGTTGGTATCGCTCTGGGCGCAGTGAGCGGACTGGTGCGCATCGACATAGAGGGCGAAGCAGGTGAAATCGCTCTACAGAGAATGAGTGAAGGCGATTTGCCAGGCACCTTAGAGTTTAGCAGTGGTCGCGAGGTCGGCGGGCGCGGGCTGCTGTACGCCATTCCGCCGGGTTTCCGTTGCCGCACAACCAGCGAGCAACAGGGCAAAGGGTCCGAGGTCCGTATTCAGGCGACAGGCGCCCAAACAGTCCTGCCGCCATCGCGGCACGCAAGCGGACGCCGGTACGAATGGAAGCCAGGACGCAGTCCGCAAGAAACCAAGACCGCGCCAGCCCCAGCTTGGTTACTGCGAGAATTAACACCAGACAGTCAATCACAAAGTGCCGCACCAGTCTTCGGCGAGCTGCAAAGAATTGCCGAGGGTGGGCGCGACGATTTCCTAACCCGGCAAGCCGGCTTGATGCGCCGGCACGGCGCTTCGGCGGCAATGATTGCCAGAGCCATTGCCGCGATGAATGAGGCGGTGTGCGACCCGCCGCTATCATTGGCGGATATTGAGCGGATTGCGCGTAGCGTCGGCCGCTACCAACCCGAACCCATAGACGATGGCGTTCCGATTGAGCCGCTTCCCAAGATTCCAGTGCCGGATTGGCCAATAGAAATCTTCCCGCCGGTTATTCAGCGTTTTGTGCGCGAAGTTTCGCAATCGCTGTCTTGTCCGATGGATTTCCCGGCCCTGTTTGTGCTGGGCGTGGCAGCAACCGCTATTGGCACGTCCAGGGCGATTTACGTTTCCCGGAAATGGCGGGAATGCGCACGGCTGTATCTTGCCCTCGTGGCGGACCCCGGCGAAGCAAAAAGCCCGGCGCTCGACATAGTGTGCGAACCTCTGTACGAACGGCAAGAGATTCTGTCCAGGGATTTCGAGTTCAGGAAGCAGCAATACGAAGATGAATTGGCTCACTACGAGGCCGAGCGCCAAATGTCGCGAAAGCCGGGTTCGAAAGTTATAGTCCGGCAGCGCCCAAGCAAGCCGCGTTACCCGCACGTCTACACGAGCGATGCGACCACCGAAGCGATGGCTTGCATGCTTCAGGAAACACCACGCGGCTTCGCCATGATGAAGGACGAAGTGACGAGCTGGGTCAGTTCGATGAATCAGTACAAGGCCGGCGGCAAGGGTAATGACCGGCAATTCTGGTTGAGCTGCTGGAGCGGCGGCCAAGCGAAGGTGGATAGGAAGAACCAGGGCGAAAGTGGTCCGGTGATTGTCCATCGGCCATTTGTAACCGTATTTGGCAACATCCAGCCCGACATGATCGGCATGCTCTGTGATGAAAGAGCTAGAGAGGATGGGTTCATTCACCGTATCCTCTTCAGTTATCCGGCATCCAAGAGATGGCCGGAAAGGATTGGCGAGCCGCTCTCGGAAGACGCTGAAGAAAGTTGGCGGGATGCCGTCAATCGCCTGTATCAGCTAGAACCGGAAATCGGTCGCAACGGCACCGAAATTCCGACCACTGTGTACTTCGACCCAGAGGGCCAGAAGATATCAGAACTATGGTTCGCCGAACATGCGAGAGAGCGTAACGCGAAAGACTTCCCGCTGAACATGGTCGGACCGTGGGCGAAGATGAAAGCTTACTACTACCGAATAGCCCTGGTGCTGCATTTCCTTGCTCATGTCACCGAGGGCTGTGACGCTCGGTATGTGGGTGTGGGTGCAGCAATGGGGGCCTGGCTGGCTATAGACTACTTCAAAGCACACTGTAGGCGGACGTACCAATCCATGAAGGCGGATGAGGGTGATAAGCGGATGCAAGAAATCATCGAGTGGATTAAAGAAAAAGGACAAGGTAAATGCAAACCCAGGGACCTTCAGCGCGCCCACTTCGCCAAAAAGGCCAGTCATGCCAAGAGCATCATCAAGGATTTGGAAGACCGAGGGATTGGCAGCGTACAAGAAACAGGCGAATTTGCATTGGCGAAGGCTGTCGCAACTTGTCGCAAAGATTTGTCGCAACGTTCTTGAGTCGTAACGTCTCTTATAACAATCACTTAGATGTTTTTGTGTCTGTTTGTCGCATGTCGCAACTAAGAAGGATAAAAAAGAGCATGTTTTCACACAAAAGTGAAAACTGAGATTTGGGGAGTCAACCCTTGCGACACTGCGACAAGGTACAGGAAAACGAATCTAAACCATTGAAAAATAACGGGTTAAATGTGTCGCAAAAAAGTTGCGACGAGTTGCGACAAGTGCGACAAACAATCATAGGAAAGAACCGCAATGCCTCAAAATGACTGGTCCACCATCCTTCGTTCCCGAGCAGCGGACATCCTTTCCAGGCTCCGAGCAGAGAATGGCGAAACAGCCCTCACGGTTCTGATGGAATTGCACCGAAACGGCTTCCAAGCCATTTTGGACGGGGAACAGGTGAAAGTGTCTCCTGGGGGCCTTTCTGACGATTTGCGGGCCAAGATCAAGAAACACAAATTCAATCTCATGGCCCTACTTCGGCCCCAGCCCAAGCCGGAATATCCTATCGACTGGCAACAGGAGTGGCGCCTTGAGATGGATTCGGTATACAGACGGCAGGCGACCGCGTGGAGCCCGCAAGCAAAAAAAGAGTTGTCTAACCTTGCGTCTGTTAAATGCGAGAGTTATGATGAGTGGGAATCTCTCTACAAACAACTACTCAAAACAGAACACTCTCTTCGATACGAAGGAGAGTTGCCGCCGATTGCCTATGTCGTCAACGGAACCATCCAGATGGCGGATGGCCGCACTCAACCCCCTGTTGAGGTCGTACCAACGCCAGGCAATCGAGAGGGCTCTTGAGGCTATCCTGGATAAGAAACGGCGTGGTCTCATCGTTCTGCCCACCGGCTGCGGCAAGACGTTTGTGTTCGCCGAGCTGGCTCGTCTGCTCGGGCTGCCGACCTTGGTCATGGTGCATCGCGATGAGCTGATCCATCAGACCATCAGGACGGTATGCGAGCTGTGGCCAACGGCAACTACCGGAATCATCAAGGCAGACCGGCACGAAGATTATGGGGATGTAGTGGTTGCTTCCATACAGAGCCTCGGGCTTAAACGATTGGAACGGATTCCGAAAGACCGTTTCGGAGTATTGATAATTGACGAATGCCATCATGTGCCAGCGCCGACGTTTGACCGGGCGTTCGCTTACTTCGATGCCGGCTACAAGCTCGGTGTGACGGCGACCCCGGAACGTCTAGATGGGAAAGGCTTAGCCAAGTGGTTCGGGAATGAACCTGTCTACGTCTATCCGCTCATCCAGGCTATTCGCGAAAAGCACCTAGTGGATATCGTCCAGTATCAGATTGAGACGGAAACCGACTTGGATACCGTTTCCACCAGGATGGGCGATTTCGCCGAAGGCGAGCTTGCTGAAGCGGTCAACACGCATGCGCGAAATCGAGCCATTGTCCAGGCGTTCCGGAAGCGTGGCGGCAGCAGAAGGGCTATCGTGTTTGCGGTGAATCTGTCCCACGCGCACAATCTGGCTCTCGAATTCTCTGAGGCCGGCTTCGCCTCTGCGTGCGTGAGCGGCAGGATGGCTCTCGAGGAAAGACGTGACTGGCTCCATCGGTTCGCTGCTGGCCGAGTACAGGTGCTAGTCAATTGCGAGATACTTACCGAGGGCTTTGACGACCCCGATTGCTCGTGCATTATCATGGCCCGTCCGACCGAGAGCCGAGCTTTTTACACGCAGTGCATCGGCAGGGGTCTACGCCGGCCCAAACACAATCACGAGAAGCGCGATTGCTTGATTCTGGACATCACGGACAACTGCAAGCGGCACAAACTGATTACCGTTACTTCTCTTCTTGGGGCCAAGAGAAAGAGCGCGGAAGGTATCAGTATTACAGAAGTACTGGCCCAGGAAGAGCGCGAGGAAAAGGAACGGCAAGAAAGAGTTTGGGAAGAGAGTTGCAACGGCATTGTGAAATGGCGACTCAAAAGCGTGTGTCCGTGGCCCGAGTTGCCTTCCCTGGATGGATATCGAGCAACCCGCAATTGGCACAATGACGACGCCAGCGAGAAGCAGCTACAGGCACTGGCCGGCTTCGGACTAAAGATAGCTCGCTACCCCACCAAGGGCGAAGCAGCGTATCTATTAGACCAGGCCATTGCCTACGAACAGACATTTCCGGCGCCGGCCACCAGCAAGCAAGAGTTCTTCCTAAGGATGCACGGGACATGGGTCGAGGGAATGACCAAGAAACAGGCTGGGACACAAATCGGCAAAATCAAGAAAGTAGTATCACATGGCGAAAACGGCGAGCTGTAAACTGGCGGTTATATTTGCGGCATGTGGCATTCCCGAGCCGCATGCTGAGTATCTGTTTACAGGTCTTAGCGGCAAGCGTAAGTGGCGCTTTGATTTTGCATGGCCTGAGCAGCGGATTGCCTTTGAGCGTGAGGGCGCAACCTGGACCGGTGGGCGCCACGTTCGCGGCAAGGGTTACGCCAACGATTGCCAGAAGTACAGCGAGGCTGCTATCTGTGGTTGGGTCGTCATTCGTGCCACCGCAGACATGATTCGCTCTGGCGAGGCACTGGCTCTACTCGGGTCAGCATTTTGCAAATCTACTGGGTCCGCATCATAGACTTGGAAGACAGGTTTGCTATAATTACGGTACGGGCGGTTCAAAATCAGGCGATGACAATCAAACCACTTTCAAAGCGAAGACACTCAATGTCCAGGAAACTGCATCCATTCCGCACTGTCGTTCGCGTCCTACAGAATCTGCCCAAGGGCTTGCAGCTGTACTTGCTCTCGTGCGGCCATTCCGTTGCTGGCGTCAGGCAAGGCAGCATGCGCCGTCGCTGCACAGAGTGTGCCGCCGAAGAATGCCAGTTCTCAAACACGCCGTTTAGCCGGATGACAAAAAGCATGGTGCGCGTGGGACGTGGCTGCCGTGGATCAGAGCCGTTCGATTAGGGTGAGCTGCTCAAAGTTTTGAGTAACTGTGAACATGGGGGAACTGCCTGTGTCCTGGAACTTCCACTGTGGCGACTGCCTTGAAGTCATAAGGACGATGCCGGCCGACTCGGTAGACCTGTGTATGTTTTCTCCGCCTTACGAGGACGCTCGGACATACGGGATCGGATTCAATCTGCGCGGCGAGGAATACGTTGCCTGGATGATGAAAGTGTTTGGCGAATGCGCGCGCGTCTGTCGGGGTCTGATCGCGTGCGTCATCGAGGGGAAGACGACTAAGTTCCGCTGGTCCGCCACGCCAGCCCTACTGATGGCTGACTTGCACGGAGCCGGCTTCAATCTGCGCAAGCCACCGATATTCCGTCGCGTTGGCATACCAGGCTCTGGCGGCCCGGATTGGCTGCGTAACGATTACGAATTTATCATCTGCGTTACCCGAAAAGGAAAGCTGCCGTACTCGGACAACACGGCATGTGGCCATGAGCCGAAATACCAGAGCGGCGGCGCGGCTAGCCACCGCTTGCCAGATGGGCGAAGAATCGGCAACAAAACAACAACTTGCGGAAGCAGGGGTAAAGAAGGAAAATTAAAGCTGGATTCAAATGGATACATCCATCCCCATATTTCTAACCCCGGCAACATCATTAGCGTACCAGTTGGATGCGGCCTCATGGGCGGAGATGAGTATGCCTCGCAGAATGAAGCCCCATTCCCCGAGAAGCTGGTTGAGTTTTTCATCAAAAGCTTCTGTCCGCCGGGCGGGACAGTTCTCGACCCGTTCTCGGGTAGCGGCACTACGGTTGCTGTGGCAGACAGGCTGGGACGAAACGGAATCGGCATCGATATCAGGCAGTCACAGATCGATCTGGCAACGAGGCGCTGTGCGGAACAGGGTAAGTTAGTGATGTTCGATATTACTGCAACAACGTGATTTTTAACGAGCGAGCGGAGTAATGTGGATTCACATGCCTTTAACGTGCTGTCCCTCTTCAGCGGCTGCTACGGACTTGACTTTGGAGTCGAGTTGGCCGTTACAAACTCTCGCGTCGTCTGCGGCGTGGAGAGGGAGGCTTATGCCTGCGCCTTACTGGTACAACGCATGCAAGAAGGCTGCTTGGCTCCGTTCCCTATTTGGTCAGATATCCGAACCTTCGACGGCAAACCGTGGCGCGGAGTTGTGGATTGCGTCGTTGGCGGCTTCCCGTGCCAGGACATCAGCAACGCCGGCAAGATGGCCGGCATCCGTGGCGAGCGAAGCGGTCTCTGGTACGAAATGGCTCGAATCGTTGGCGAAGTTCGACCATCTTACGTCTTCGTGGAAAACGTTGACGCCCTCCTTGTTCGAGGAATCGACTCCGTTTGCGGGTCGCTGGCCGCGCTCGGGTATGATGCTTGCTGGGAAACTTTCTCGGCTGCCCAGATCGGCGCCCCGCATATCCGCAAGAGAGTCTTTATTTTGGCCCACTTGCAAGGTGCCCAATGGTGGCAGAGTAGCAATACGGGAGCGGCACAAGAATCATCACGACTTGTCCCTGGAAACGGCAGTAGTATGGTGGGCGACACCGAGTTCAAGAGATTACAAATCGGGAGAGGCCAGTCGCGAAACCCTGGAGAAGAACTCACGCCCCCCCTGGCGAACAATGTCTAATGTGGACAACTCCGACAGCCACAGAGGCCAAAGCCGGTTACAAGAGGTTTTCTCAGGGCGGAACGCCGCTTTCCCTCCAGGCCCATCAGTATCATCCGTCTGGGCAGAAATCTTGCGAGAACGTCCGGACCTCGCGCCGGCGACTGAACCCGGCATTCGTTTCCTGGATGATGGGATTGCCAAGTTGGTGGACTTTGATAACTGGAGAAGAATTAATGAAAGTCTGCTTGAACTGTTCGTTGCCAATCGAGAGCAAGGATTGGAAGAAAGTCAAATACTGCTCTCGGAAGTGCCACGGGGAAGCCAAGAAGCTGTTGAAGCCATCCAAGCGTGCATCCAGGAAGCGCGCTCAGCGAGCGGTGACGTTGATTTCGTGCGAGCTTTGTGGATCTACAGACAGTTTGCAAAGACATCATCCGGACATTGCCAATCAACCGGATATGGTGAGAGTTCTATGCAGTCAATGCCATCGCGTAGAGGACCAGGCAATTGGAAGTCAGCCGAAGAGAAAAGTGAAACAGTGCCTGATTTGCCAACAGGAATTTCTTCCCATAAAGAGGACTACCAAGGTTTGCGGCGCCGAATGCCTGGCAGAGTTGGGAAGACGGAACGCCTTAAAAAGGTGGCAATAGACCAATATCGGGTTGATCAGCTCAGGGCAGCCGGCAATGGAGTTGTGGCGTTGCAAGCTGCGTTTGCTTTTAGAATTCTACACAAGAGATTGATGGCTTATGCAACTAACCATCAGTCCCAATTCGATCGATGACTATCGGCTTTTTCTGCTTATCAAGGGTTTTCCGCTACTTAACAGAAAGGACGGGACATGGCACAAGATGAATTCGCTCCCAAAAGAACGGTACTTGTTGATGGGTGCATGGGCCCAGAAGAGGTTCTTGTTCCCGTTACCGTTTTCTCTTCGGATCGCAATGGATTCATGGAAATAGCCAACGAGATCATTGCGATTCACGCCAAGAAGTCCAAGGACTACGGTACGGACGAGAATCCATTGGCCAATATCCGAGCCAGTGAAGAGTTCGCCACGCCGGCGTGGGTCGGCGCCATGATCCGGGCCAACGACAAGGTGACGCGCATCAAAAGTGTCATCAAGAACGGCCGTCTTGAAAACGAATCTTTAGAGGATTCACTGCTTGATCTGGCGACCTACACGATGATTTCTCTGCAACTTTTCCGAGAGCTGAAGTCCAAGCCTAAAACCGATCTGGCTTCCAAGCTCAAAAAACTTACGATTGAGGCTTGGATCAACGTTCATGAGGATGGCTCGGCCTACCTGTACAGAAGCCCCCGAGAAGCAGATGGGCTAGGAGGGTCAAAGCACCGCTTCGCTCGGAAGCGGATCAAATTCACGGTGGCAAAGGGGGACATGGAATGAACAAGAAAATGCAATGCCTTCTCGACATGGATGGCGTCTTGGTGGGGTTTACGGAAGCCGTCGAGAAGCGCTTCGGCATCACGGTGGAAACGTGGGATTTTGACCGGAATCTACCGGTAAGTCCGGCGGAATTCTGGGATGAATGTGACGAAGAATTTTGGGCCGGGCTCGACTAGACACCAGACGGACGGCAAATTCTCAGCCTTGTCGAAGATTGCTTCGGCTCGGAAAACGTCTGTTTACTTACCTCGCCCTGTCTCACCAGGGGGTGCCTTGAGGGGAAGCTTGCTTGGATCAACATCCACATGCCGAACTACGGTCGGCGCTATCTCATGGGTCCAGCGAAGCATTTCTGCTCTGGTCCGGGCCGGGTGCTGATTGACGATAGCGACAAGAACGTTATCGAGTTCTTGCGCAGCGGTGGCCAAGCAATCTTGGTTCCAAGGCCGTGGAACATGCTGCGGGGCATGAATGCGGCTCAGTGCGTGCGTTCTTTTCTCAGTCTTCTCGCTGCACAACAAGGGGGCGAATTATGAGCGCGAATGACATTGGCGGCTATCAGAGCGTCACTCTCAACCCTGGCGCTGGTGGCGACATCGTTCCAGACGATTCAATTCGCGAATGGCAGAAGCGGGTTCACGCCCTTTCCAAAGAAAAAGGTTGGCACGATTGCCAGGTCTGCGAGGGCTCCGGTTGGAGCGGCAGCCCGGAATTTGGCTTCCAGTGCGGCGAATGTGCCGGCACAGGAAAAGTATCGCGCAACATCCTGGAAATGCTTATACTGGTCCATTCCGAGATCAGCGAAGCCGTCGAGTTCTTCCGGACAGGCAACGAAGGACATGAGCTGTACGAAGTCTTTGCGGCTGGTTTTCGCAACCGCAAAGGCGAGTGGGTGCCTAAGGTAGATCGCAAAACGGGGATGCCCAAACCGGATGGCTTCGCCATCGAGCTGGCCGATGCCGTGATTCGCATCATGGACTTGGCAGAATATCTTCACATCGACTTGGCTGGCGCCATCGCCGCCAAAAACGCATTCAACCAGCTTCGCCCATACCGGCACGGTAATCTGAAAGCGTAGGAGACTCAACCATGAAATTTGTCTATCTGTCTCTCTTCCTGCTCGGGGCCTCGCTCGGCCCGGTTCTGGATGGGGCGCCAACGCATCCCAAGACGCGGACAACCGCAGTGGCGCCCGTGCAGTCGATGCAGTCCGTCGAGGTCGATATTCTCGGCACCGATGTACTCAAACCGGCGCTGGGACAAATCCAGACAGAAAACGCCGATCTCACTTGGCCAGAGGACCGCTACCTTATCGGTTGGTCGCCTTGGATCGGCTACGGCAAGGGATCTGTGCTGGAATCACACTTCATTCTTATTCACAACGGCACGCAGCTCTTTCTGCGTGGTCCGCACAAGGAAAACCCTGTTACGATGTACGACTGCGCCGCTACTGCCGAGTTCTTCCCGGCGGGCACGGGACGGCTTGTGCATGCTGGCGAAAAGGTATCCGTGCAATTCCTTGTACTCGATACCGGCTCGCAGCCAGGCCAGATCGGCGGACAAGCGAACGCCAGAATTTTTTCCGTTAAGGTGACACCATGAGAACCGTCCTCTACGCTTGGTGCGGCGTGATGGCCGTCTTCGCACTCACAGCCCTGGCAACCCTCGCGTGGCTCAAACTTGCCTTTCCGGGATGGTAGAGGTATGGTAGGATGCCGATATGGCAGGCCAAGGCGAGAGCAAAGCGAGTAAAAGGCGCGTTGAGGCAAGGCTAAAGCAACGCCGTGCTATGGAAATGCGCCTTGCTGGGGCTAGCTATCAAAAGATTGCCGATGAGCTTGGTTATAGCGGCACGGCCGGCTCTTATAAGGCAGTTATGTCGGCAATGGATGAGACTATTCGAGAGCCGGCAGAAAAGTTAAGGCCGCTTGAATTGGATAGGCTTGATGGCCTGCTTGAGACATGGTATCCGCTGGCAAGAGCTGGGGATGAAAAAGCAGCCGATATCGTCCTCAAAATCCAGGCGCGTCGGGCTCGGCTGCTCGGGCTCGACGCGCCGGAAAGTGCCATTGTCTTGACGACTGGCGTTGAGGCGACTTCGCCAACGGTGTCGGCCCTGATTCAGCGGATGCTTGGCAATCCTGACGCTCGGCTGGCCTCGTGTGAGCTGGCCGAGCTAGAAGAAGCGCACAACGAGGGGAGCAATGAACAAGCCGAATCTGGCGATGGTATTCGACCACTTGAATCACATGCAGATCCGGATGGACGATCTGCACAGAATTCTTCAGGGAATAAATGAGGATCTTGAGCACGATGCCTTGAATTGCGTCATGGGCGATCTCTCTGATGCTGGCATGGCGCTGGAGAGTATCCATGCCAACATGCAACCCGATCGCTGTCCCAAGTGCGGCGGCCACACTGCAGAGGATTGGGAAAATGAGCCTTCGTGAACGAGAGCAGCACAGCGGCGATCGGTTCATAGAATTGTTCGTCCAGGGAATTGGCATGGCGTTGGCGGCGATGTTGTTCGCTTGGATTGTTTACCATGCTTTCTTGCTGGCCATTCCATGACAACCAAGTGTCCGACATGCGGCGCGGCGCCTTCGCTTGAATACGTACCTTCTGGATTGCCGTATCTGCCAAGCCGATGCGTCAACGGACATGACTATCACTATTGCGGGTGGCACTATTGTTTGGTGCCTGGCGAGCGTCCGGCATCCTTGGCACGCGGCGCCTACTCTTGTGGCCGCGAAAAGCCCACCGCGATTAAACTTCACGTAACAGCGCAGTCGGTAGCAGTAAAGCGATCGGTTCGTAAGCACAAGAGTTCTGGCGACGAGTTGTATCAATCCAAGAACATTGAAGCCACACGGGAGGGGTACTGACATGACTTTGGATCTTCAGAGGCCGTTGCTGGCCAGCATCGCCACTGAGTTCATGGTCTACAACCTGAGCGGCGGCGGCACGCATCCGATTCACGGCGCATTTTGGAGCAAGATGCACGAGCAATGGATTTCCGACCAGTGGGATATGGAGGGCAATCCGTTGCGCGGGCCAGTGTCAATCGCCAATGAGCGGCGTCGTTTTCGAGTTGAGCAGTGGGCCAATGTTTACCATTATCCAAATAGCGGCCCGACGGAAGCATTCTTCCACGATACTCGCGAAGATGCCGACACAGAAGCGGCCACAAAAGTTCGGGTCGCCTGCGTCAAGGTCATCGTCGAGGCGAGCGAAGGGGAGGGATTGTCGTGAGCCAGGTTGATCCCTGGTTCGTGCATCTATCCAGCCCCGCGAAGCTGGCTGCGTTCGCTTCGCGGGGCGCGTGGCGACCGGCCCGGCATCTTATGCTTCTCAACCGGTATCTGCTCGACCTTGCCGGACGAAGTGTAACGCATCTCGTGGTCACCGTCCCGCCCCGTCACGGAAAGAGTACCATTATCTCGAAATACTTCGCTGCTTGGTATCTCGGCACCTTTCCAGAGCACAACGTTCTTGTCACGAGCTACGGCGCCGACTTCGCCGCCAGCTGGGCCGAGCAAGCCAAGGCCGTCCTCAAAGAGCATGGCCATCTCTTTGGGCCGGCATCGCAGCTCACGTTTAAAGCAAGGCGCGGCTACAACTTCTCCCTGGCCGGCGGCGGCAACATGTTCACGTCTGGAGTTGGGGGCCAGATTACTGGCAAGGGCGCACACATAATCGTCATCGACGACCCCGTGAAAAACGACGAAGAGGCCGACTCGCCCGTCTACCGCGAGAAGACGGACAACTGGTTTCGCGGTACGGTATACACACGCCAGGAGCCGGGCTGCGTGTTCTGCATAATCATGACTCGCTGGCACGAAGATGACCTCGTGGGCCGGTTGCTTCGCGATGCCGAGGGCGGTGGCCAGAAGTGGACAGTTCTCAATCTGCCGGCCATCGCCGAACAAGACGAGCCACCATTTCCCTACGGCATGGGCCGGCAGCGTGGCGAAGCCCTTTGGCCCGAGCGTTACCCCATCGACAAGCTTCGCGAAATCGAAATTGTCGAGGGGCCGCGCCACTGGAACGCCCTCTATCAGCAGCGGCCAGCCCCAGAGGGCGGCGGCATCTTTCAACGCAATTGGTTCACCGTTTCACTGACGGCGCCGCCGTGCGTTCGTGCGGTGCGTTATTGGGACCTGGCGGCCACGTCGGCATTGACTTCACGCGACCCCGATTACACGGTTGGCGTACTCATGGGAGTGGACAAGAATGGCATGTACTGGGTACTTGATGTTTGTCGATTCCGGGGCGATCCGGGCCAAGTCGAATCTACCATTCAGCGTGTGGCGGCTGAGGATGCCCGACTTCCTGTATCTGTGGTGGGCTCGCCAGTGCGAACCTGGATCGAACAAGAGCCAGGCGCCGGCGCCAAAATCGCCGTTCGCAACCTCATTGTGAACGTTCTGGCCGGCTATCCGGTATTCGCCGATCCCGCCGGCACGATGAGCACCACTTCGCTGGGGCGGCACAACAAGATTCAGCGCGCCGACCCTCTCAGCGGCCAAGCCAAGGCTGGCAACGTTAAGCTTCTGACGGCCGATTGGAACAAGGCGTTCCTGGATGAGTTGTGTTCGTTCCCGAACGGAACTCATGATGATATCGTAGACTCTTCATCTGGCGCATTTAATATGTTAGCCATGACGCGGGCTGGCGCGGCTGCCATCAGCGGCGAACGCGATCCGGCGGTGACGAATTTTCAGCAGCCCGGCATCGAGCCGAAGGGCCGCATGAGGGATTTTCAGGTATGATCACACCAACCATTCCTGATCTTGTGTGTCCGATTGATCGTTTGTATCCCATCTGCTTGTTCGTTACGTCGATTCCCGGAGCCATCGACGTGCAACAGGTTGATTGGCAGTGTGTTAACGACCCGACTCACAACGGCAACCTGCCGCTTGATGCTCCAGCCATACCGGTTGGCGTTGCCAGCAACGCAGCCTCGGTGTTGCCCAATACCGCCCCACCCGCTCGGCATTTCGGATAATGAAAGAGATCGCCCAATGTCCATCACTAAGCCCGGTCTTATTTGTCCCGTCGATGGCATCTCGCCGATAACGTTGACGCCGGTAGTCGTTGGCGATGCCACGCAAACAATCCAGTGGCAATGCACAACCGATGTCACGCACAACGGCATTATCAACGCAGGCGGAAGTGGACAAAAGGGTTCGCAGTACAAACTGAGCGGCCCCATTTCCGATGCCCTGTCAAATTTCTTCTCGAAGCAGCCAGATCAATTTTCGAAGAGTTTCCAACTTGATGACGGTGGGATCTATGTGCAACGACTGCTGGCGCCGATGATTGCCAATCTCGGCCCACCATCTGGCCAGACGGCTGGATTCAATACGGCGGTCCCTATAGCCGCCGGTTTCGCTGCGGCTCTTGGCCTGGTTCCGGGAGTCAAACCGCCAAGCAGCGGCCAAAACATCAAGCCAATAGTCGGCAACATGATTGTTGACTTCTACCAGGTGTACACTGACCAAATCAATAACTACGCATTTTCTGAGCCGGCAAGTCTGTTGAGCAGCATGGATGCCAGTCCGACTGTTCAGGTGGGCGGATCGCCTCTGCCAGCAATTTCGAATGCTCTACGACTTGGCAAGCGCGGTCCCTACCTCGATCCCAATGGCGGCGGAATTGCAATGCCACGGAATACACTCAGGAATTTTCCGATCGCGCCGTCTTATGGCGGGTTGCGCTTTGGGGCGCATTACACGCCCAAGGGAAATGACCCCGGATACGATACATCTCATTGGATTCAAGTCATTGGCAGCACCAGCAGACAAAACCTGGTTGAGACGAATGGGGACGCTGCCGTAACAACGGTGGCCGATTCTCTTGGCCTGTACTGGTCGATGGATAACGCCGGCGACCCCCTTGACCCATTTTACGATACGCCTCACCCTCTTGGCGCTCCTCCGCCGAGCCAGACGCATGCGACGGCCACGCCCCAGTGGTTTATCGATACCCCTACGGCCTCTTCAGAGTTGCCCCCAGCCCTGAACATTTACGGACTTTTCACCGGATGTTGGCTGGATCAAAACTTTGCGCCGACGAGCCTTCCGACGACGTTCGATAGTCCTACTGGGCCATTGCGGTATCTGATTTTCAGCCTGGGGGCCAGAAGCACGGATGATTGCTCTGTTTCCACCGTACCGCCAACGCAGTCGCAATTGGCCCAGACGGTTACTTGCACGGATGGGATTGTACGTCCGCTCATCGTGCTCTTCCCGCCGCAGCTTCCGGGCTCAGCCTCGACTGGATCGCTGCTGAACGCGGCAATCGCGGCCGACGCTTCCACGCTCAAGCCGACGCCATCGGATAGCGGATACATTTCACAGCAAGGGTGGCTGCCATTTCACGGCACGGAAACCATTACCCCAATCCAGATATCTCAGCTTGGATACGTGTACGAGTATCTGACGTTTCAGACAGTTCGAGACAATCCGCAGCTTCGCCTTGCTCTAGCAGTTCCCGGACTTGCTGCAAAAGCTGGTGTGCCCGTTGTGCTGGACGTGTGGACACCGCGTTAGTCGAGTGGCTCGCCGAACACTTGAGTTATTGTGCCGTTTGCGTCGCGATGGTAGACGCGATAGCCCTTCGGGTGAGCGTACCGCTCTTTCCACCAGGCATGAGCCGCAGCCTCTGTTTCAAAGACGTGCGTGTGATTGGCCGGGTTGTAGGACATGCGCGATCCAGTAGTCAGACAGCCCACCAAGGCGAATTTTCCAGGCGGAATAGTCGCGAGATGCGCTTTGACGGATTCGGCGTATGAAGGTTGATGCATCGCTGCCAGCGCCACTGCCAAGCCCGGTCCAGGACCCATGATTGTGCTCCTTTGTGTGTGACCTCTTGAATTATAGCACACGGAATGTCGGCGAACACGCTGGCCCTTGACACTCAAAACTGACGCCTCTACAATAATACCACTGGACGCGACTCCTTCAGTCGCTCAATGTTTTGAGTTGCTCAGGGCGAATTTATGAGGACTGAAGGATGCTCCAGCAAATCGCCCTCTGGGCCGCAGCCTTTGCCTTTGCCATCGCGAGTGACGTGGTCCATGCACGTTGGGTTATTTGCGTTTCTCGTCGCGCTGTGCTGCCGGCTTGCATTTACTCTGGCTTGTGCCCGATTGTTGGATCGCTGTCGTTCCTGCTGTTTCTTAGCAGTCATTCGACGCTTCTGCCGTCGGCCGCCGGGTACGCCCTTGGCACCTGGCTGGCCATACGCGGCGGCAAAAAATGAATCAGCGTAGCGATTGCTCGTTTTGTGTTTTCAAGGAACACGATGTTCCCATTTTCCTTTTTGGAGGTCTGATGATGCAGAAGTCGCGTGTTGCCCTGTGCGGGCTGTTAGTAATGGCGTTGGCGATTGGCGGAGCAATCTCGTACGACCGGGCTCAGGCTCAGATTCGCACCGTACCGAATTCGGGTGCCATCGAACTGGTTCCTCCCATCACTTCGAGCGTTGCCCAGACCGGAATCGCTCCCGTGCCGCTCGGCAAGGCCATCAAGGCTTTCCAGCGTCTTCTTGGCTTCGTGAAGGTAACGGCGGCCCCCACCGGCGGCAGCGGCCAACTTCTTGACGTGTACTATCAGTATTCCGTTGACGGCGGCATGACGTGGCAAGATTTCTCCCACCTTCAGGTATCCGCAACCGGCACCTGGTACATCCCCGTCAGCGTCATCACGGCCGGCTCGACTTCGGTTCCTACGCCGAGCGACGGCGCTCTTGGCGCGAACACGATTGTCCAAGGCCCCATCGGCGACATGCTGCGAATCAAATACTCGACCAGCTACGGCACGTCTACCGGCAACTGGACGTTCCAGGCATTTGTGACGCCGGACTGAAAGGGGGTGCCTCATGAAGAAATGGCTAGTAATCTTAGCCGTTCTCGCTTTGGTGGGTGCCTCTTCACTGGTTGCCCTGTCGTATGCCCAGTACTCTTCCACGCAGGGCATGGGCCGTCAGGTCGAGCTGATTCCGCCAACGTCCATTTGGAATGCTGGTATTGGCCTCGGGTCTACGCCAAATGTTGCACCAAGAGCCCACGGCGTAGACGTGAAATTCAACAAGAAGTTGATGGGGCTGATTCAGATTTCGTCGGCGCCACAAAACGGAACGCTGTGGGTTTACTTCCAAAGCAGCGCCGACAATGGGCAAACCTGGAACGACTTTGCTTCGTACACGGCTTCGTTCGCTTCGTTCACAAACACGATGACGGTCTGCGTGCCGCTGGCCCTTGCCGACCCATCCTCGGCGACGTGGCCGGTTATTCCGCAAACGAATTCGGACGGCAGTCTTGCCGGGAACAACATCAACCAGTGGGGCATCGGCCGGCGGATTCGTGCCAAGTGGGCGACTGGGTGGAATAACCATCCCGGTTCGTGGACCTTCCATGTCGCCGTGATTCCTGACTAGTCATTTTATTTATGGGCTCGGGCTTTGCGGCCCGAGCCCATATCGCTTTAACGGGAGAAGTTTCTTGAGAAACCTTACCCTCGCAGCCATCATTCTTCTATTCTCTGTTGGGATTGCACAGGCGCAAAGAGTCAGCACGATGGTTGCCAGTCCGGCCCAAGCAATTGGGCCGGCGGGTCCAGACGGAAACCAAATTGTAGTTACCGCAACCCCGTACCGTAGCGAATGGATTCAGTTATCTGATCCGGGTGGGGGAGACATTCTGTTTCCAAAATTCACTTTCTTGACGTATCAAAAGCTTTTCTATATGCCACGGGGGCCTCTTGACAAACCGGTGCCATATTTACTGATAGATCCGGAGCCACGCAACGCTCAAGGAGCCATCGGTTCCTTCCTTATGCCTGTACGCTACGGCGTGTATGCCGAGACAGGAATCCCAGACGTTAACGGCGTTTCCCTAGGCCTGAACCAGCGTGACTGGCGACCAATTCCGATCCTAGATCCGTACGAGGACGATTACGGAATCTCTGGAGCTAGGCTGTCCATTGGTTCGGTCGGAACGACGATTCCTCGCTCTCTGTATCAGTGGTGTCAAATTATCCAAACCACCTACGCGCCAAAGCTCACGCTGAAACAGTATTCCATTCAGTATGCACAGGGAGAATGGATGTATTTCGACAAAGCGAGAGAAGGCGAGCCTTGGATTGGCACAGATCATCACCTAAGAGAGCAGCCGCTTTTTACAACTCGACAGAAATGGTTCTGGTATGCCAACGGCAGCAGCATGATAGATCAGCCCGCTACTTTTGGGTCGGCAAAAGGACCGCCATTTGTTCTAGCCCCCGTGGGGGCAAAGATACTCAACACCTTTGGTGGCTGCTGGGCAGAGCTTGACCCGAACCCGAAACTGGAAATAGGAACCAGCTTTCCTAAGTGGAGCAAATACCGGCCGTGCGACAAAGACAAGGCTGTTGCTGCATGGATTTTTGGAAACGGGGAACGTTGGGGGTACACCGTCAATAACCTTAAGAACAAGAAGGAGAAGATAAGAATACCAAACCCGTTCCCCCTTGGACATCTCAATTTTGAATTGGAATTGGACATAAGCATTCCGCTTGAGCACGGACTTCCCGGAGCTTTGCAGAAAGGACTCAAATTAAGGCTGAAAGCTCCTCCGATAATTCCTAAATTTCGTAGCATTCCTGTACCGGTTCCAACTGCTTACATGTATTTGAAATCTGACGACGATGGCGACCCGGTGCCACAGGGTAAGGTGGACGTTATAGTTAATGGAAAACTTTATACAACCTGCAATTTGAACGAATCGGCGGCCGCCTCGTTTTCACAAGATTTCGATCCTGGAGTGTATCAGATTCAGCTCCGATACCACAGTGACAACGGCTTTGCCGACGCGCAGAGTGACGTATACGAACTGACAGTTCAGGAGGAGGTCGCAACAGAAATCACCTTGGAGCCGCCTGACATATACTATGCTGACAGCGGCTCCACGATAACGGCGCATGTTGACGCGATTGATTGGTCTAGTCCGGCGGGAACAGTGGAATTGGTATGTACTGGAGATGACGGGCAAAGCCTATCTCTTTACCAGGATCTTGACAGCAATGGAGACGCCAACTTTGATCTCTCGTCGCTTGGAAGGCAGCACTGGATACTTATGGCATATTACGATCGACAGAACGGATATAGTAGCCGCTGCACCGGATGGCGCGATACAGAAGTGATTGGCAAAACAGTTCCGACTCAGACAACCTTGCAGCTTCCGTCAAGCTTTACCGCCGGCCCTGTGGTGCCAGTGTCGGCGTATGTTCAAACCAACGCCAACGACGGCGCCAACCTGGCTGGCTTCAAGGTGAATCTGAGCATTTCGGTGCAAGACCCCAAGACGGGCAACTTCTCGCCGCTCACTGGTAGCCCGTTCGGATTGGTTCTTGGCACGGTTGAATTCACCCAAAACCAAGCAGCCTTTGATCTCAGCGGCCTAGCACCCGGCACCTACCAGTTAGACGCCAACTTTCCCGCTCAAGGCGACTACCAGGAAAGCGACAGCGGCCCGCAGACATTGGTGGTCTATCCGGGCGTGGTTTCCAGCGTGGTACCTACGCACATAAAGCTGACTGTGCCGAATCCGATTTACCGAGACGATACACAGCGGACTGGGTCCGTTCAGGTAACGGCGGACGATGGCTCAACGCCGCCGGGAACCGTGACAGTAACGGATGTGGTTCTCTTTGGGAACGTTGCCGCGTTATCGGTGGCTTCGTTTCACTATCCGGACCAATCTCAATTCGCCTTCTTTCCATCACAATTTGGCAATGCAGCAGACAATTGGCTCGACACGTGGGGAACCGGGGGCGTAGCTGTGGGTTTCGACGCTAACTTCTCGCCCGACGATGACACCAAGTACGCCGGCTCCAACGATGGTCCAATAAGCTCTATTCTGGTCGATTCGCCGCCCCCGCCGGCACCCGCTGTGCCTTCTGTATCCGTCTCTCCTATCCCGGCCACGATGATAGCGGGACAGGACCCCACAGCCACCGTGACTGTGACGGACGGCAGGGGCAACCCACTGTCGGGAAACGTCTGGCTCCATATCGACGGCTTCCCCGGCTCGCCTTTCCAGCACACGCTGGATGGCAACGGCCAGACGGTCTATCACTTCGCCAGTCTCGTCATGCAGCCTCCCGGCATCACCTATAGGGTCTGGGCTGAGTATCCAGCACAGAACTCAATCGGCGAGATCGACAGCACGAAGCAGCAAATCAAAGTCGTCACTACGGGCGGAGGCGGCGGAAGCCCGGCAGCAACGACAATGTCTATTTCGGCTCCGCCGATCACGGACGGCTCGATTGCTACGGTTACGGTAACGGTGCAATCGGCTGGCGGCACACCGATCGGAACTGTGCAGATGTCTGTCAGCGGCGGAAAGCCATTCCCGCTTACGCTGGGTGGAAGCGGCACGGCCAGCATCAACTTGCTCCCGACTGGCGGCCCAGGTGATTACACGCTGGACGCTACCTACGTACCGACTGGAAACTTCCAAGGCTGCACCGCCCATGCTGACCTAACTGTCAATCCGTTTGGCAACGGCGGGGGCGGGAGCGGGCCGATCGCCACAACGCTGTCAATCAGTGCGCCGTCGGTGACGGACGGTTCGAATGCGATTGTCAACGTCAGCGTGACTTCGAACAGCGGCACTCCCACTGGTAGCGTCAAGTTATCCGTGAGTGGTGGAATCCCTATTGTCGCCAGTCTTGATTCGCGCGGAATCGCCAGCTACAACTTGCATCCTACGGGCGGACCTGGTGATTACACTCTAGACGCTACTTTTGTTCCGACTGGAAACTTCCAGACTAGCAAAGGTCGGGGCGATTTAATTGTGGAGCCTTCTGGAGGGGGGGGGAGCCAGGTAACTACCATTACCATCTCTGCTCCTCTTTCGCCGATCTATTCGGGCAACCAAAAAGATCCGACGCTAAACGTGAGTGTGTCGTCTTCGGATGGTACAATCCCACGGGGAACGCTGACGATGTCTTACAGCGGATTCCAGAACAACCAAGCATTCCCCCACGTTCTGAATTCAGACGGAACGACCAAATTCACTTTGTGGAGTCTTCCGCCCGGAACGTACCTCTGCATGGCAGAATTCGAGGCTCAGGGTTCTTGGGGCCGCGCAACCGCAACGGCGATGATCAAAGTTCAGTAATGCCACGGTTCGAGAGTGAAACCGTATTTCTTGATTTTGTCAGCGTACGCATTGGTGGCAAGATCCTTAATCTCGTATATGAATTTTTCAAGTTTCGCCTTGCGTGCCCGTGGCACAACGTATTCGCGGAAAAATCGTTTTGTAATTTCTGCTTCGGATGGATTGGAAGAATCGCATATTCGGTTTGTAGCACCTATCACGCAACCAATCGTGATAGCCTGCTCTTCAGATAGTCCGGCTGGAGGCGCTGGAGAACAGCAATCTTGCGGAGTAGTCGGCCTGCCGTTTTCGAATCCAAGGAGGGCGCGGGCATACTCGATGGCGACATCGTGGCAGTCCAGTTTCCGCTTTGGACGCTGTCTGAAGAAATACGTGAGGGCTGCACTGGGGACGGCCAGCGCTGCGGCCAGGATACCCAAAGCCCTTCTTCGGTTGATTCGCATAGTTTTTCTCCTTTGGGGGAAAGCTTAGCTTTCCCCTGTTCAAAGTCAAGTGTTTGGAGGGTTTTTTCGTGAAGCGTCTTCTTCTGTGGTTTTTTGTCATGGCGTTGGCCGCATGTCCGGCCTCGCCTCTTGTCCGAGCCGGCAACGGACAGACAACCGTCTCGGTCAAGTTTGCGGCTAATCAGGATGGCTCGGTCCACATCTACGGGATCATTGATCCGTATCTCATCGACAATGGCAGCGGCAATGGCTATTGGATCACCGTGCAGACATTCCAGGCCAACGGTACGTCCTGGATCTATTCGGCGCCTCTACCTCAGGGAACGTATATTCCTTGGGATTTTGGTTACGTGACTGGGTCTTACTCCGTGAATGAGCCTGGTTCGGCTGGCTTGGCTCCCGGCGATAGTGCCACCGTTACCATCTACTGGTATGACACCAATTGGAACCGAACGACGATCGCGACTGGCAGCGGCACTTACTAGGGAGTGGCGAACTGCCATGATCAAATACTTGATTCTCGTCCTGATCACAGCCCCCTGCTGTGGCATCCCGGAATCCGCCATCCCTGTCGATGCGCCGGCATACTGCTGGGATGCCCTTAAAGACGTGGCTAACGACCTGGAAGTTTCCGGGCCGAACTGTAGGTGGATGCCCAACTTCCGGTCCGAGCTTTGCTGGGTCCGCAACCGCTATTGGGAATGCTTTGGCTATCCGTCTATTGCCGATTGCCGCCGGTTGCCCTCGCAGGCCACCTGTTTGCAACGCCTCGTCTTCGTCACCGAGCGGCAAATATGGCTGGAAGCGGTGCGGCACGAGCGGTTATACTTGATGGACTGGGCGGACCTAGCACTAGCTAACGATCGCAAGCTTGCGGAATTCTGGCGTACGGCGGCCGATGCCCAAGAGGAATCTAACTTCTGGTGCCGGCGTCGCGAATGCCTGTATCGCTTGCGTTGCATCGTCGGTCCGGAAGCTTACTACGCTGGCGCGTGGCCGGCACCGTAATAAAACAAGGAGCAGAAACAGTGGGTCAGCTTAACGTAGATATCGATCCGAATGAGTGCTTCGTCTCGGGCAGCGGCTTCTGCACGCTTAAGTTCAAGGTGAGCGAAACCAATCTCAAGCGGGAACTCATCGCCATTCTCACCGGCATGCCGGCAGTGGCACAGAACGAAGACCAGGCCAAGGCGATTGCCGAGTTCGAAGACTTCTTGGCGTCTAATGTCGGTAAGCCTTACGAGTTCGGCGTAGAGTTTGGCGTGATGTATCTCAACCACATGCCGGCCCGTCTTGATCCAACCAGGCTAGAAAATATGGTCGAGTTCATCCGCCAGCATCCCGAAGTGGTCGAATTCGACAATCTGCGCCCGCTTCGGGAGCGGCTCAAAGAGTACACGGGACTGCTTCGGCACTGGCTCGGCAAGCTCGAAGAGCTGGACCTGCTGATGCAGCCAGAGCAGAAGAATCACCCGGTGAAGTTGCCGCCGAAGCCGCAACACAATGGCCATGTGCCGCAGATCGAATCTGGAGGATAGCCGCCAAGCCGTGAGTGGCGTCGTAACCACGGTCTCATAGACACTCTCCTTGCGCGGGGCCGGCTGTCGTAGCATGCGGCCGGCCCCATTTTTATGTCACGGAAAGCACGAGCCTTGTCCCACGCTGTTACCATTGCCAAGGCCAATGTCATGGCCAGCAAGGGCGACGCGCCGAATTCAATCGCGGCTTACGAACGAGCTATGCGCACCGATCCGAACAATCCGGAATGCCACAACAACCTTGGCGTCATGCTGAGTAACGAGAGGCGCTTCACCGAGGCCGCCGGCCACTTTCGCCGGGCCATCAAGATCAAGCCAGATTACCCGGACCCGCACCGCAACCTTGGGGCGGTCCTGACGACATTCGGGGAATATGATGCCGGCATGGAGTGTTTTCAAGCGGCGTTACGCCTTCGGCCGCGCTACGTCGAGGCTCATTGCGGCATCGGTGTTATTCACAGTTATCTGGGCAACTACGATGAGGCGATGGCAGCCTACAGCATGGCCTTGGCCATCAATCCGGTGTATCCGGAAGCCCATCGGAACATCGCAATTTTGCGACTCGTGCAAGGTGATTTGCGACGTGGTTTCGGCCAATACGAATGGCGGTGGAAGTGCAGCGATACCAAGCTGGGCGTCATTTGCGAACCGCAATGGGATGGCTCCGATCTCACGGGCAAAACCATCTTCATCAACTCGGAACAGGGCTTGGGCGATACGATTCAATTCGTCCGCTACCTGCCGTTGGTTAAGGCCAAGAATCCGGCGCGGATAATCTTCGTCACCGAGGCGGCCCTTATCCCTCTGTTCAGGCGAACGTATCCTTGGGTCGATGACTATGTACCGTACGGCAAGCACGCCTTCAAGTTCGATGCGTCATGCAGCCTGATCAACCTCGCTGGCGCTCTCGGCACGACGCTGGAGACGATTCCGGGCGGGGTGCCATACCTGCATGCCACTGAGGCGGCCGCCGCGAAATGGCGCAATGAGCTGGACCACAGCCACCGAAGCCTGAACGTTGGCCTCAAGTGGCGCGGCAATCCGGTTCACGGTCGCGACCGCGACCGGTCTGTGCCCGTGCAAACATTCGAGCCGCTGCTTCGGCTGCCCGGTGTTCGCTTCTTCAGTCTCCAGACTGGTCCCGAGTCGAAAGAGCCTCTGGAAGCCGGCGTGGCCAGCTTGCTGATGCGTGACTGGGGCGGGCGCTTTGATCTCTCGACATTTGAGGACGCTGCCGGGGCCTGTGCGGCGCTCGACCTCATCATCTCGGTGGATACGTCCTTGGTCCACCTGGCCGGAGCGATGGGCCGTCCCGTCTGGAATCTGATCATCTGCGCGCCCGATTGGCGCTGGCTGCTAGACCGATCGGATTCGCCTTGGTATCCAACCGTGCGGCTGTTCCGGCAGCCGCGTTATGGCGATTGGGAATCGGTAATTCATGAAGTAGTTTGCAACCTTCAATTAGAGGTAATGAAGCATGGAAACCGCTAAGTCGCATGCTCGCCGGTTCGTCGAAGGCTGGTACGATCGGTACGCTCCGGCCGACAAGCCGGGCATCGATATCGGTTGCGGCGCCGACCCGCTGCACAGCACATTCGGCAAGTGGGATTATCAGCTTGGCAACGGCGATGCCACGTTAATGACTGGCGTCAAGAACGAGACGTACACGACTGTCTACGCCAGTCACGTTCTTGAGCACTTGACGCAGCCGCGCATCGCTTTGCAAAACTGGTGGCGTATTCTGGCCAAGGGCGGACATCTTATCGTCGTGGTGCCACACCGGGATCTGTACGAATGCCGCAAAAAGCTGCCCAGCCAGTGGAATCCAGACCACAAGTGGTTTTACCTGCCACACCGGGCCGAGAACCCGCATACGCTCGGGTTGTTCCAGACGGTGTATCAGACGCTGGCCAACGGTGAGATTGTGTCGTTCCGGGTGCTTGATGAAGGCTACAGGCGCATCGGTAACGAGCACCCACAGGGCGAATACTCGATAGAGTGCATTGTGCGCAAGCCGGCATGACTCTAAAATAACGGCATAGCTCGGCTCGGCCCCACGCCGAGCCCACCACAAACTCGGAGCAGCATCATGAGCGGGAAAGCTGAAAAGCAAAACGTGAATGCGGCGAACCAGCAGCGGGCCGACGCCAGCGAAATGACGCCGGAACGGCGGGAGTTTCTGCTGAGCCAAACCCAGCTGGGCCAGTCAGTCATCAAGGCTCGGCGTGACGTGCTCGAAGCCAAGAATCGCCAAGCTGATGGCTCCAACAGCGCGCGCCGCAAAGGCAAAACCAGCGGCAGGGATTCCGGCAAAGCGCCCAAGGTGCTTGGCGAGGGCAAGGACGAGAAGTGCAGCAAAGACGGGGAAACAACCCGGAATCTGGTTTCCTGAGATGTTGCAATGGGGCGGGTGTACCATGAGTCGCCCAACCGCTCATGCCAAGCTGTCCGCGCTCGACCAACTCAACGCGAGCTGTCGCGACGTTCTGCTTGACCTGTTCGACCAACTGTACAACAAGTCCATTCCACTGGCTGAGTTCGAGGCCGGCGCGATTACCGAGCTACGGCGCAGCCATACGCAAGCCGCTATGATTGGACGCGGCCATACGTCGCCCCTGAGCCAGGATGAGATGGGGGTTATCGATTCGCTTACGGACGGAACGGACGGCTTGATTTGCGTGACGTGCCGCAAGCTACGGTCCGGAAAAATCTTGTTCAACCAGGCCGTGGACGACATACTCTGCTTGCGTGAGTCGCTCACCATTACGGCGACACGGTTTGGCCTGTTGAGGGATGGATAATGAACCCGTCTTCGTTGACGGGTTGAAATGGCTGGTTATCCGCCAGCGTAGAGCGCAGCTTGATAATTATCGCGGCGGCGGCGTGTGGGCAGTACGTACCCTTCACCGTGGCACCTGGAGCAATCGATTCTCCGTGGTGGAGCGCCGGCCCGCATATCCCAGTCCGCCTGTTCCTCCCATGTGCCGTTGCGGGCCGGGTCGGAAGCGATGATCCAAGGCAGATAGGCGCCGACGTAAATTTCCCAGTGGGAGTATGCTGGGTTCTTGGCCTTGCCCGAACCCTGGCACTGGTGGCAGATGGTTCCATGCCTCATGACATCTTCGGACCTGTCGAAAGTACTACGCATTCGCAATCTCCAGGGGCGAGAAAAAGAGGAGCGGTCGGAGCTGTCGCCCACCAGCCCCGACCGCCATTGTCGGCCCAACAATTCCAATATACCCTCATTGTGCTGGTACACGCAATGGTACTTTTGACTTGCATGTTCCGTAACTCTATCTGTACAATTCAGTCAAATATCTCGGAGGGTGCTATGGCAGCACGTGACAAGTCACGCATCATCCAATTCACGGTAGACGATCGGGAGCAACTTCGGCAGGCTGCCAGGGCCAGCGGGTTGAGTGTCAGCGGCTATGTGCGCCGGGCGGTGCGCCTGGTCATGGAAAGCGAGCTGCGGGATGGGATAATCGTACTGGCGGCGCGGTCGGCTCAAGGCGCGGATGAGACGGTATGAGTTGCTCAAACAATTGAGCAACTATATGATGGAGTTTGGCCTACTTTCGGAGTCGCCCAGAATGGCCGAAGAATCAAAGCAGCCCGATCAGGCGCAATTCGCATATCCAGCCGCTACCGCTGCCGACACTGTTAAAGTGAAGAAGAGAGACCAGCAGGCAGCGACTGACTGGCAGGATGGCGAGCCGGAGAAGTCGCCGCTGGGAAAACCGCAGACTATTCCCGTCGATGCGCAGGGGCCACCCGTTGTGGCGCCACATGCACAGGTTTACGGAAGCCGGCAAGCGGTCCCAACGCAAGAGTACGTCGCCGGCCAAAATTTTCCTTTCCTTAGCAATTATCTCAAGGCGCTCCCCCATTACGTCGATGACCTCTCGCGCGATTTCGGTTCCGACATCTACGAACGCATGATGCTCGACGCGCAAGTCTACTCGTCTATTACCCTGCTCATGCTTTCTGTGCTCGCCGAAGGAATCAAGGCGTTGCCGGCGATTGACGATAAGGACGACGAAGATTACCCACTGGCTGAAGAGATTGCCGAGTTCTGTGGCCGTTGCGACCAGAATCTTGATTTTCAGCCCGTCGAGCAGGTCTGCTGGGAGCTGTTGGCCGGCATCTACCTTGGACACAAGATCGGCGAGAAGGTCTACGGCCCCGGACAGGGCGAAGACAAGGGCAAGCTGGTTCTCAAGAGCATCAAAGTAAAGCCCCGCGAAGCGACGGGCTTTGTGGTCGATGCTTACATGAACGTCGTGGGTCTGCTTGGTTTGATTCCGGGCCAAGGCTTTCCCGTCTTGGTGGGCAGCATCGTGGCCAATCCATCGGTGCTGCCCAATCTTTTACCGCGCGAAAAGTTCGTCATCTTCACGTACAACCCGAAGAACGGCGACCCACGCGGCAATAGTCTTTTGCGGTCCATCTATACCCCGTGGTGGCTGAAGCAACAAGTTTGGCCCGAGTACATCCGTTACCTGGCTCTGCACGGCAGCCCGAGTTACATCGGCTTCACGCCGCAAGACGCCGTGACGGCGCCGCCGGCTGATAGCCTTGGCAATCCAACTTCTGCCCCACTCATAACGCCAGAACAGGCCATGAGCAACGCCCTGGCCCAGCTGCGCAATCACTCGGCTGCCGCATTCCCATATGGCTCGGAAGTGATGCTGGTGCAGGCGCAGGGCGATGGTTCGCCGTTTCGCTCGGCCATCGAGACTTTTGACTTTCAGATTGTGCAGGGAGTTCTCTTGCAGCGGCTGGCCACGATGGAGGGTCAGCATCAAGCTCGCGCCAGCAGCGAGACGCACAAGGACATCCTCGACTTGCCCATTGCTCACGTGAAGCAGCAGTTGGCAACCACCTGGCGCCGCGACGTGTACTATTACCTGACGCTGTACAACTACGGCGAGGACGCGGCCCGGCGGCTTACGCCGAAGGCGTCATTCGGCGGCACTGAAGAAAACGACTGGCACACGGACGCGGACAGCATCGCCAAGCTCGTCACATCCAAGTTCCTCAGCCCAAGCCAATTCGCCGCTTTGGATGAGAAGCTTGGCCTACCGGTACGGACTGATGCTTCTTTGGCTGAGAAGGAAGCGGACCAAGGGATGCAAATTGCGGGCATGAAGAATGCGGCCGCCGGTGGCAGCGCAACTCCGAGTGAATCGCCCCCGGCACCAAAGCCGGGAAGCAAGAACAAAGAGAAGAGCCCCAAGGACAACAACCAAACGCCCACCAAGAGCGGCAAGAAGCAACCCGGCGACAACTCGCCATTCTCTGAGGACGAAGGGGACGCGGAAACGCTTGGGTTCAGCCTGGATGACATCAAGGCCAAATATCGGCTGACGCCAGAAGAGGAATTGCGGGCCAAGGCACTGTTGCGCTCACTCGCGAGGATTAAGAGGTTTGTGCCGCAGCGGCGGGGGGCGGCGAATGTTCAACCGTAAGCCACGCAGCCGCAAAGTGGGTCAAGCGGCCGTTCTGCGCGACTCTGACTTGCACGAGCAGCAGAAACAGCTTACGGCGCTGTCGCCTTCGGTGGTCAGTGCGACGGCCGCGCAGCAGTACGCCAAGGCGATTGCCGATGGCCAGAACGAGACAAACCGCAAGAACGCGGAGCCGTTGGTCAAGAACTATCGGGACGGTGGGCGGAATGATGCCACCGACTCGGCCGGCTTAAAGCAAAACGAATCGCGCGACAACACCACGCCGCGCGGAAGGGATGGCACGCGCGACAACCGACGAACCGGCGAGTACGCGGCAGCGATCGGTGACAGCAGCAACCGCAAGCAATCGAAGGGACGGTACGCAAAGGGGGACAACTCATGATGGTAACGCGAACGTTTCTATGCCCGGAATGCGGCCGAAGCTATGTTCACGTCAAGGCGGATTTAGATCGGTCTCGAAACGTAATCATGTTTGATGCTACCTGCGAGGCTGGCCATCGCATTCGAAGGGAAACGCCGGTTGCCAGGCGTGGCGACCTGGCGCCGCTGGTGCGCACGGGCATTCCGAGGGCTGGGTAATGAATGAACAAGACAAGCCTCTAGTCTTGCCGGCGCGCATGATTTTCCTTGCCGAGCTACGCCAGGAAACCATCGGCGGCGAGACCTACTTCAAGCGGGCCAAGCAGCAGCTAGCGGCTTTGATCGCAATGCGGCGCCGCAGTGGACGCAAGAAAAAGCCAAGTCGTTAAGGGTTAGCCATGCCCACCACAGCTACCAAGGCCGTCAAAAAGCTGATCGATGAGGCGCGCGACGAGTTGGTTTATCTGACGCAAGACCTCGTCGAGGGCGGTGGCATCTCGCTCAAACAGTGGCAGAAGCAGGCGGCCGAAATCATCACGACGCTACACAGTCGCGCCGGCGTTGCCGGCTATGGCCACAAGCTGGATGATGCAGCCCGCGAACATGTGAATAGCCTGATCGCCAAGCAGATTGAATACCTCTTTCGCTTCGCCGGACAGGTGTCGAGCGGTAACGCGCCGCGCGATAATTCCATGCTGACGCGGATTGGAATGTACGCAGACGCAGCTAATGCGACTTACCAGAACTCTAAGCGTGGAGCTGCGGGGGATGATGCGAAATGGGAGCGTAGAGTATTAGGGCCAACGGAACATTGCCAAGATTGCCTTGACGCGGCTGCATTGGGCTGGCAGCCACGTGGTACGCTTCCAAAAATTGGTGAGTCGCAGTGTTTGACCAACTGCGGCTGCGAATTCGAATTTTCTTCCGCCGAGAAAGCGCCCGAAGAAGAGCCAGAAGAAACCACCGTGGCTACTATCCAGCTGCCTTACACTTTGAGTCCGGGCGGCAGCCAGAAGGCTGGCAAGCTGATTCGGATTCACTCGAATGGCTCATGGGACTATGAGCCTACCGGCGGCGGCGTGGCTACCAAGGCGAAGGCGACCCCGGCGAATCAGCGCGTCCAGGCCGCCCACGTTCCCGTTTCCGCTGCCAAGCCAGGACGCGAACCGCGCCAGTCTATGCCCAGCAAAGTATGGAAGTATCTGAGGGAATGGCTCGGCTTTAGCGATGAGCAAATTATTATGCTGGAAGCCGGCTTGGTTCATTTCGGCCAGCATCAGACCCCGTATCCGCTAACCAGTGACGCTTTCGAGTATTACGAGCAGTTGCTGTCAGAAAAATACACCAGTTGTTCTGACAAGAAACTTGACAAGTCATTCCATCTGCCTTCGGGCAAGCGAACGATTGCCGAGCCCGGCTCGGACCTGCACCAGCGCGTCAAGGAATCCCTTAAAGGGTATTTGTTCAAGAAGGCATACGAGCACGGCAGCCATTTCGCGCCTACCGAAGAAGAATTGGAAAGAATGGCAACCGCGTTTATACGCGGCGAGACGAACTTGGCCGAGTTGTTCTCTAAGTTGGTCTCTTTCTACTCGGATGATCAGCCGCGCGATGAAGATGGCAAGTGGACGGCGACGGGAGGCGAAGCGGAAAAGCCTTCGGGCTCTGAAAGCGAAGCAGTTACCAGCCGTGCGATTACTGTTCCTGGTTTTTCTCTTCGGGGGTTCACTCGTCCAGAAACCCAAATTGAAGTTCACACCAGGGCTGGCGGATTGGATGACGATCCCGACGAATTGCAGATGGGTCACTGGGTGAGCCTGTACATCAATGGAATCGAACAGGATTCGCAATTTGCCAGAAACCAGGATTCGGCCCAAAAGAAAGCGCAAAAGATGTTCAAGAGGGCCGTCCGCGAAGAAAAGGCGGATGCCGCTCGCCAGAAGTGGCGGGTAACATCGTTCGGGCCGGAATATGGCGACTTGAATAAACCATTGCCGCACCCAGACAGGCTTGGCTATCGGAAAGAGTTTTCCGCCGACAACGAAGATGGTCAGTGGATCACAATTGGTGCTTCGGGACAAGGCGACGAGAAGGGCGGTGGAACGCACGTCTTTATCAAGGACGGGCGGATAACCAAGGGTGCGCCCGGACTGGTCGGACGAAAAATCGATGCCCTCAAAGAGCCGGCGGAAGAGCAGTCGGGCCGCGCCGAAAAGAAGCAATCGGCCGAATACGATAGGGCAAGATGGGGCAAAAGGGCTCGGCAAGAGGGACTCAACCCGCGGCACTTACACCAGCTCGCGGCCGATATGTTGGCTCACGACGCCGAAGCAAACAGTGACGTGGCCAAGATGCTTCAAGAGGCCAGAAAAATTTCCAAGGCTCGGGACATTGGCGATGTTACGGGCTTGGCAATGCGAAACGCCGGCGGCAATCTGGACCCAAGCAAGCTGAAGGGATTTGATCTTCTCACACGCAGCATGATGAACAGCTATCCGCATATACTTGGCACTGACGCCGAGAAGGCAGAGAGCAAGTTGTTTGACATGCTGGTTCGTGGCAATCCACAAAAGATGACCGAATCCGAAGCATACGAGCAAGCCTTCAATCACTTGGCTGAGCATGGCTCTAGGGCGGGCAAGGAAAAGAGCTGGGCCAAGAAACCTCGCCGCGAGCTAGAAGAGGCGCCGTTTGCCGCTGGCAGTCCAGCCATTCTCAACGTTCCAGACATCGTCCAGCACGATCATTACAGCTGCATTTTGCCCGGCCAAGAGTTGCAGGGGCGCGTGATCGGCGGTTCAAAAGCCAGGTACACGGGGCAAACCGTTGAATTCAAAACTGTTTCCGGCGCGATTCTTTCCGTTACCCCTAATCATCCCATACTGACCGTTGAAGGGTTTGTTCCTGCCGGCCAACTCAAAAAAGGACAGAGTCTTTTGCACTATGTTGGGAAAGATGAGGCCGCATCCGCGAGTAACCACAAACAACACGCTCCAGCCGTTGTTGAGAAGGTATTTGGTACGCTCCTCAACATCTCCGGGGTAGTTTTTCCAGTTGAAGCTACAGCTTTTGCTTTCGACTTCCACGGCGACGCCAAGCAATTCGATGGCAATATCCAAGTTGTAGGTTCCTACAGCAAATTGACGAACAACGTCATATCCGAGGCTTCTAAGCGATTCGGCCAAGGTGATCTCGTTGTTTCCGGTGCGCGCAAGTGTTCTTTGCAATGTGGCGGCGGCCTGAAGTCTGCTTTCCAAGGATCGAACGCTACCCCTGGTCGCTTGGTGGGCGGCAGCAACTTGCCTCTTCCTGTCGGCTTGGCTCATTCTGCGCCACACCAAGCGGCCTGCTTCGGCCCAGCTTCTGAGCTGAACGCCGCGCTTTCGGAATGCGCTGGACAAAGCCTTCTCCCCGATGCCGTGTTGGCGAGCAAGCTTCTCGAGGGAGATTCCGGACAAATATTCTTGGATGAGATTGTCGAGATTAGGAATTTCCATTACAGCGGCCCCGTGTACGATTTTGAGTCTCCTCTTGGATGGATTGTAGTCAATAATGTCTGCATTAGCAATTGCGGAGCGGCTGCGACCATGTGTGTGGGCCGTTACTTCGGCGTCGGACCGGCAACGCTTGAAGAGTGGAAGAAGCTTCTGGGCACGAACGTTGAACAGTCCACGAGGCCGGCAGCCATCGTGGAAGTGCTCCAATCACTTGGCTTGAGCGTTGAGGCTCGCGACGGTTTGACTTTAGAGGATCTTCGCCGCTACTGGCTTGCCGGCATGCCTGTGATCTGCCCGGTTCAGGACTACGGCCCCGAAGTTCCCGCCCAAGCGAAGTTCGCTTACGGACACTATCTAACCGTCATCGGCGTAAATTTGGGCTTGGTGTTTTGCCAAGATTCCAGCGAGGACAACGTCACGCGCAAGAGCGGCAGCATCCAGGCGCCGGGCCGCGTAATGATTGAAGAGTCCAAGTTCCTGGACAACTGGCACGATAAGGATATCGATGGCAACAAGTATATTCGCTATGGGATTGCTGTTGCCCGTTCATCGAAAATGGCGAAATAAAAGGCCGGTGAGGCTCGCCAGCCCACCGGCCCACTTCCTGCCACCCCGACACGCAACAAGCGTGCCCAGGAGACAGCTCAACGCTGATACCTTGCCGCAATTTCTGGATCTAGCCACACGGCATCAAGTTTGGCGCAGAATTCAATCAGCTCGCCACGAAGCTCGGGAACGCACGCGGCCGCGAAGGCGAACATCGATTGCCGACGCAGCTCGGGCGGCCCTGGCATCGCTGCAATGGCTTTCTGCGCCCATCGGAGGAGGTTGGTTTCGGCCATTGTGAGTGCGACGAAGCGTGCGTCTGTCTGTTCGCGTTCGTGCATCTCTAATGCTTCTCGGTAGGCGAGCTGCTCGACCGATGGCTGCATAGCGCACCTCATATCGACAGTAGGCACATCTGGTAACAGGCTACCCCGAACGATACTCCCGTTGCGATGGCCAGTCCCACGTATCCGGTCGCGGGCCGCTTGGCGCAGGCATACCAGAAGACGACGGTTGCCGACATCGCCCCGGCGGCCACGTAGATGGCCAGTCCGAACCAGCCAAAACTTTGCAGCACGGCATTTGCCAGTGGATTGGCTTCTGTGGCGTCCTGCGGCATCGACAAAAGCAGATACCTCGTACAGACGAAGTCCACTACGCGCGTAGAGAGCAGAATAGTCGTCAGCACAATTCTGAGAGCGAGCATGAATTACTCTCCTTCCCAAATAGACGCTAAGTCAGCCACGAGGCTTTCAAAACGTTCGGCCGTGCGGCTGGCAATGCGCTCGTCAACTTGAGTTTCGATTGGTTCCGGCAGAACGATTTCGGTTGCGTGCGGCATGTTTGACTCTCCTGTTACTCAAATTGTAACTCATCGATTGGTGAAGTCAAGTCAGAAATGCCGCTAGTGCGGATTATGCTTCGTAGACCGGCAGGACGGGTTCGTATTCCGCTTTGTTCTCGTGCCGATAGAGGACGGGACGTACCGTCAGTCCGGCCATCGCCCATTTGCCGGATGCTCGGCGAATGGCTTCGTCGTCATCGTCCCCAAAGACTAGTCCGAGGTACTGTTCGCCGCTGAAGACTTGCCAGAGCATCAATGTTTCTCCTCTATCTGTTCAATAGCATCTTCCGCTTTTTGTTTTGCGGCCATTAACTTTGCTATCTCTCCGATCTCTTTGAAGGAAAGATGCTTGTCTGTTGAAAAGGGGTCGATTGCGTGTTCTTTGAACATCTTCATGAGCTGGTCTATCGCCCAGTCGCCTACCAGGGAATGGTACACCGCAACGTCTTTTGGTCCGGCCCTGGAAACCGTTGTGTTTTCTATGGGAGCGAATCGCCGAATCAAAACCCTCTCGATCGCTTCCAGCTCCGCGCCGTTGGCTCCGGGGATCTGGATGTAGAATATGCGGTCTACCTTATCTTCCCGGAATACGTGGTGATTGCTGCACAGGACGCGCCGATACAACTCTGTGGCCTTGCCGATGTAAATAAGCTTGCTATTTCCAACAAGGAAGTAGATGCAAGACCAGATTTGCAGCGGCCTGTCCATTTCGCGGATGCGCACGTCGCTACCTTCAGTGCTCATTGCAAGCTCTTCTCCGCGTATTCGTACAGCGCTTTGCGTGGAATCCGCACCGAGCGCGAACCGAATCGCGCCGATGGCAACAATCGAGATTGGATTAGTCGGTAAACCGAATTGATTCCCAGGTGGAGATATGTGGCAGCCTCTCGGACTGTCACGAAGCCTTCGTGATTATCTGGTTCATTGTGGCTGACTTTGGACATAGACAAATTATACCAGTTCATTTTCTGTCGTCCAGGGACAGTTGTATTCGCCAGGAGCCACTTTGCCATTGTGTGGAAAGCGGCGCCGGGTTTGTCGAGGCATTGAACCACCGACTTTGTTCTGAGAAAACAAAATGAGTAACTGAGTCACTCAAAACCTTGAGCAACTGGACTGGCACGAGGACACCATTCATGAGCGAGTTCGCACAAGTTGATTTCGCGGCCGATGCCCAGTCCGCCGTTCCGTATGGCCGCTACGTCATCCGCCGGGCGCCTCTTGTGTTCAAGTCGGGCAACTATCCGGACAAGAACTTCAGCATGACCAAGGACGAGCTACGGCTAGCCATAGCCGACTTCAAAAAGCCAGCCCCCCTGAAAATCGAGCACAAAGACAGCATCCTGGATGGCAAGCTGGGCGAGTTTATTCGGGCCGAGTATCAGGACGGCGACAAAGAAGCAACCATGTCCGGCAAAGTGTTGCTGCCCCGGTGGCTGCACGATCTGTACAAGGATCAGCCCATTCCGCTCTCGGTTTCGTGGGATCGGGCCACCAAGCGTATCGCCCATGTTGGCCTCGTCACCAAGCCGCGTGTAGAGGGCGCTGCGGCAACGCCGGACCTGGATGTCGCCTTTGCCGAGTTCAAGAAGGCTGACGACGGCTACCGGACCGAGCACGGCCAGATGGCCTTGCAGCAGATCCACGATCTCACGGCGCATCATGGCTCGCTCTGCAAGACGCCGGCCGAAGTCGAGGACACTGGCGGCGGCGAGAACAAGTCGAGTTCCAAGGATGCCGACGAAAAGGGCTCGGGCAAGACCCGTAGCGATATGTCTGTTGATGACCCGGCGGACTTCGCGGCCCTGTGCCAAGCCATGTTTATGCACGGTTCCGAGCGCGATGCTCTCCAGGTGATCCACGATGCTTCCAGCAAGGTGGGCGCAAAGTGCAATTTCCAACCGGTCAGGGTTGATGAAAATGGCAAGCCGTTGCAAACGGGTACGCCAGCGATGGCGACCAGCACAGTAAGCGCCGGCCAGAAGGGCTATCAGTTCTCTGCTGAAGACGAACAAAACCCGGCGGTGCTCGCCCTCAGAGCCCAGCTTGCCGAAGCGGAGAAGGCAAAAACTGAGCAAGCGGCCCAATTCGAGAAGCTGCGAACCGAGAAAATCGCAGCCGACGCCGTCCATTTCGCCGATACGACCATCGCCGAAAACCGAGCCATGCCGGCGGAAAAGCAGCATCTCATCGACTTGTACAAGCTAGCCGCCGAGGCCGATCACAAGCTTGGTGGCACGGTCGATTTCAACGGCGGCAAGACCTCTCGTGTGGCAGCCCTGCAGGGCGCTTATGCGGCACGGTTGCCGCACAAGCTGACGCAAGAGCTTCTCGGCAACAATCAGAACGTCCAGGTGCTGCTGTCGCAGGCTGGTACGCCGGACAAGAGCAACGCCAACATGAGCGACGAACGCAAGCGCGAACTTCTGGGTTTGACTCCGCTGGGAATGTCCATCCTGGCAGGGAGCAAGAACTAACCGGAGACCTTCCATGCCTCTCGCACCGAGCAATTATTTCTTCCAAACTGGCGTCATTCCGGCGTATGACCAGAATGAAGCCGAAGTCCTGCCCATCACGCTTGCACCCAGCCAAACCCTGACCAAGGGAACCGTGCTTGGCGAGCAGATCGGCAACAACGATGTGCAGACGCTGTCTGTCACGGGCACAGCCACGGGCGGCACGTTCACCTTGACGCTTGGCTCTTACACCACGTCGGCGCTCAACTGGAACGCCACGGCAGCCCAAGTTCAGGCGGCACTGCTGGCCCTGCCCAATCTTGGTTCGAACAATGTCCAATCGCTCTCGCTGTCCAGCTTCACCGGCGGGAACATCATCCTGTCGCTCGGCAGCAACGCGACGGCGCCCATTGCTTACAACGCCGCCGCCTCTACGGTACAAACGGCTCTGGCCGCTCTGCCGAACATCGGTTCCGGCAACGTGACGTGTACAGGCGGCGCCCTCAACACGACGGCCGTCACCATCACGTTCCAGGGCAACTTGGCCAACCAGTTTGTGCCGAACCTTGGGCTGAATACGACTCAGCTTCAGGGTGCCGGTACGGCGACTCTAACTCAGGTCGGTCCTGGCGGTCCGTCGAACGTCTCCTGTACAGGCGGCGCTTTGCCCGGAACCCCCGTGGTTGTCAACTTCCAAAACGCTCTGGGCAATCAGTCGGTGACGGCCATGACTGTGGCGTCGGCCCTGACTGGCACCAGTTCGCCGGCAGTCATCAACACGCACACGACTACCGGAGCCGCTGGCACACCGGGCCAGTACGCGGCCTACAACGCCAGCAATAGCGACGGCAGCCAGATTCCCAAGTGCATCCTGCAATTCGACGTGGCTTCGGACGCCAACGGCAACCTTACTTTCGGCTGGCAGACCGGCGGCCAAGGCGCAGGCGGGTTTGGCCAGACAGCAAAGACGTGCCCGGCGTTCTTCAAGGGCTACTTCCGCACACAGGATCTTGTTGGCCTGGACATGAACGCAGTCAACCTGTTGGGCCGATTGGTGCAAGGCGACATCGCCGCACCGAACGGCGGAATCATTCGGCTCACGTAACCAGAGGAACATCGCCCCCGGAGGGTGCCAGGCCTTGAAAACCTGGCGCCCTTCGCCCACCGGAGAAAGCAGCAATGGCAGCATTCACGTATCCAACGAACCAAGAAATCATGGCAATCGCGCAGGACAAAATGCCGCGATTGACCGCCGATCGCCCGGTGTTCGATTTCTTCCCGATCCGAACGCTGGACGCTGCTTTCCTGACGTGGGAGCAGCTCGATAACTTCCGTGGCCTTCAGCAGATTCGCGGCCTCAACGGTGCGCCCCCGAAGGTGCAACCGGTCGGCCTCAAGCAGTACATCTACGCTCCCGGTTACTACGGCGAGTACATCCCGATCAACGAGCAGGAGATCACGCAGCGGCGTGCTCCTGGCACGTTCGGCACCCCGATCAACATCAGCGATTTGGTCCTGGAGCGGCAAGACCAGCTTTTGCAGCGCCGGCTCGACCGAGTCGAGTACATCATCTGGACGTTGCTCGCCACGGGCACGTTCTCGGTTCCTGCGGCCCCCAGCGTTGCGGGCGGCAGCCCGATCGTCCATACGGACAGCTTCCCGATTCAGACTTTCACAGCGGCCACAACGTGGGCCACGGCAGCCAGCTCAACGCCGTTGGCCGACTTCTCGACCGTGCAGCTTCTGCACCGTGGCCACAGCGTGGACTTTGGCGCCGTGGCCAAGGCATACATGAATCGGCAGACGTTCAACAACCTTCGGGCCAATACGAACAACGCCGATATCTACGGCCGCCGCACCGCTGGACTCGGGACGTTCAATAATTTGCAGGGCATCAACCAACTGCTCACGGGTGACGACCTGCCGGAAATCTACGTCTACGATGACGGCTACTTCGATGAGTTTGGCAACTTCCAGACCTTCATCCCGAAGAACACCGTCATCGTGGTAGGCGAACGACCCGCCGGGCAGGTTATCGGTGAGTACCGCATGGTTCGCAATGCGAACAACGCTGACGTGGCCGCCGGTCCGTACATGAAAGTCGTGGACTGGGGTGAGGTGAAGGTGCCGCGTCTGATTGAAATTCATGACGGCCACAACGGAGGCCCGGTTATTTACTTCCCCAGCGCAATCGTCGTGATGAACGTGTAACCAACGGCCGGGTACGCCAAGGGAGAGCGGTCCCTGATAAGGGAATGGTTGCTGGTTTGAACCCAGCTCCGGCCTCCAAGCAACAAAGGGGTTTTCCATGCAGGCGACGAGTCAACAAGTTGCGACGGCCGACGCCATCGCCCAGGCGCCGGCCGTCCAGTCTTTCAGCCATCCAGTTCTGACGGCCAAGTATGTGGTGCTGCATAGCGGTGTCGGTCCGCTGTGGGCGCGCGGGGACGTTGTTGAAGGAACGCGCTTCTTCACCGATGACCGTCAAGTCATCCAGGTGACGAAGAAGGTTCTGAACAAGGACACGGGGCGTTTCGAGCATCTCATCACGGAGGAGCGGCGCCTGAACGAACAGGAATGCTTGGCGGCCATCCATCGCCTTCAGATTCTCGGAGCCATTCGTCCGGCGACCGCCCACGAATCCCAATCGGAACGGCTCGATCTAGAGAAGCCGGTGAGCACGGCCTTGGTTGGTTCGAATGAAGAGAAAATCGCTCAGCAGCAAGCCGAAATCGAGGCCCTCAAGCAACAGATGTCCGAGCTGTTGCAGCGGAACGTTATTGCCCACGCGATCACGGAAACCAAGGCAGCAAACGCCGCCGCTGCGGCGCCGGCCGTTGAGGCCCCGCAAACGAGCACTGGTGTCAATCTTCAACCGCCCCCAGGCGGGAAGCCCTCGCCGGCGCGGCAGGTCAACCACGGCACCAAGTAGGTGAGCCATGATCAGCAACGTCCGCCTCGCGACAGCCAAAGCAGGTTTTACGGACCCGGTAGACGGTTCCGCTTTGTCTTCGGCTGTGCGCGGCGAATCGGCTGGCGGCCATCCCGACGAGATGTTTTTTAAAACGGCCAGCGGTCATGTCGTCAAGGTGTATGTGGGCGAAAACTTGAATGGCAGGGGAACGGTTGGCCAGATCGGCGCCCCGCATTAATCGGTGGAACCATGCCCGTCGCAACCGACTGGCAAAACTCGATTCTCCTTGAAGTCGGCGCGACTTTGGACGCTCGTTCGCGTCCGGAACTGGATGTGCTGACCCCGAACATCCCGCTGTGGTGGAGCTTCTATGCAGTGAAGGCGAGCATCTTCCCATTCCTGCAATACCTGTACACCAAGCGACATCTGCTGATGGTTCTTGAAGGCCAGCTGCGGAACAAGGTTAGCGGCAGCATGGGCGGAATGAATGTCGCCCAGTCCGACAGCGTGAAGAATGTCCGCGAAATGTACAAGGAAACCACGGACGAAATCAAACGC